TGGTTGTTTACTTCGATGGGTTTATTATCTGTCAGCAGCAGCTATCTGTACAATTGAATGTATTAATCGATTGGTAGAAGGTGATAGAGAAAAGAAATTTGTAAATAAGATGAGAAAAGGGTTGATAGTGGGATGTTAGTGTGCTTAACCCATAAAGGGTTTTAAAGGATGTGATAGGGAGGAAGGACATTGTCACTAATTCGATACACTCTTACAGTGATTAAAGTTATCCACAGGTTATCCACAGGTATGTACTATTTTAAGTAATAGCTTAGAGGTTGTGGATAAGTCTGTGGATAAGTATTCATAAGGCTTTGAAGGGTATTTAGAAGGCTAGCAGAGAGTGACTTGATAGATAGCCTGATATTGTCTATTATCCTATAGTACAGCGTTGTTTTAGATGCTTTAGAGTGTAGGGAGTGGGGTTGTATAGGGTATGTGAAAGGCCGCATAAAGCGGCCTGTTTTGTTGCTAATTGGTAGTAATTTTAACGTGGTACTCTTGCGGGTTATCGTCTCCGTACCACTTACCTACATAAGCCACTGTGTAATATTCAATATCCATGTGGTTTGCATGTCTTACAGCACACTCTAAAGCTTCAGCTTTGTTGTTTGCTGGGAATTGTGCATAAGCATAACCAATTGTACTACGTATTGAATACCGTTTCATTGGTTTAGGTTTAATGCACTATAAGTATTAATTCTATCATCCTCTAAAATGTCTTCAATGTCGCGGTCTGCTTGCCTCCAACGATATTCATCAACAGGGTACTTTAAACATGCCTCATCATACGTCCATCGTTCCAATTCATCACAAATCCACACCATTTCACCTTTAAACTCTTCCCAGTGATAAAAGATATAATATTCACACTCATCGTCATTTATAATTGACTTATATAAAACAACTGTTTTCATAGTACCTCCTACTTACTTAATGTACGTCAGTAATCTTGTGATGTTTAACGGAATGTTTTTGTTCTCCATATCATTAAGCGCTTTAAGTACCGACACCTCATCCTTAACTTCAAGACCTTGTTTAGTTGCCTGACCTAAACAATAGTGACACTTTAGAACAAAGGCATATTCTTTGGTAATGTTTTTAGGTAGCTTAGCGTTTGCCTCTACATTGTAAGTGTTCCAAGCTTTACGGAAATTAATTTGTTCTTTCATGTCTAAACACCCATATCATGATTAATGACCAGACACTCACCATAAGCTTCTGTAATGTCTTGAATTGCTGATTTAGCATCGATTGCCACTACTTGAAAGTCTTTAGAAGATTGGCCGTTGTCGAAGCTAACCCAAATGGTGAAAGTCTTATAAATCATGTCTGTTACTCCTCATCTGGAAGCGTTTTGCTTCTCAGTGATTAAAGAATAGCAAAGGATTGAAGGCATGTAAAGCTTTATTTTACTACTTAATCGACAATCTGATTCTTATGGCATGACAGCTCACCATAGCTGTATTTGATTTTAGCTTCACTACTTAGACTGCCACCCATTGCTTGCCATTCTTTAAAACCTATCTTTGTAGGCATATAGAATAGGTTGCCATCAATGTTTTGCCATTGCATGGCTAGAAGGGTGACAAAAACACCTTGTTCTTGTTGTATGTGGAAGTCGCCTTCAATACCTTTCAGTTTTACTGTTTGCATTATAAAACCTCAATTTCAGGAGGATTAATGTATGACCAATAAAGCGGTTTATTTAAAATCCTTTCGTTTGAGCTGACCCATGACACGCCATCTTTATGGCGTACACAATAGGCGATGCCGTACTCCCACACATTGTATGGTTTAGCTGCAACCATAACATCAACAGACTCACAACCATAGCTAAATAATTCGTCTGGTAGCTCTTTGTCTGTACTAATCCACATACTATGCCTTCCATTCTGTAATGATGATACCGCTTTCGTCAATCAGCTGTACTTTATAGAATCCGCCATTCTCACCCATCTTATGAGCAAAGGTTACTGATTCAATGGTGCGGTATTCTTGTTCTGTAGTGGCGTGTTCTTGAGTCATCAGTGTGTAAGTCATTTTCTTTTCTCTTCTGTGGTTTGCTTCTCAGTAGGACTATTATGGCAAAGCCCTTGATGTCAGTCAAGGGCTTTTTGAAAAGAATTTGAATTAGTTACAAACGTATCCAGTGTATGCCTTGCCAGTCGCCCGATTAATTGCCTCAACCTCACAATCGAGGTTGTAAGACTGAAACACAATACCACCACCATATTGCTTGTTATGGAAGCGCTTACCACCGATAGACTTGGCACGACCACAAGCAATAGCGTATTTGTCACTAATCCAAGCATCGCCGATAGCATCCAACTCTTCTTGAGTATTCAGAGTCAAGAAGTGGCAAACATAACGAGGATTGCCGTTGATGTCATTCTTGATGCGAGTGAAGCTGATAGTGTTGGTCATGGTGGTAATCTCCGATTACGTCTTTTACTTGGTTAGGTTTCTTGCTCTGTTGTGTCTAGTATAGCCTGTCAGGATATGGTGTCAAGCTTTTATTTTAGAATCCAACCACTTTTTACAGGTTTCAATATCTTCACACCAGCCAAACCATTCTGCACGTTCACCAAATCGGTTGACTTGGATACAAAATTTCTTGTGTTCGTTGTGCTGTTCAATCTTGAACATAAAATCGTCACCATGTGAGCCACAACCTTCAATAAAAATCATATCATCTCTCCAGTAGGCAACAGACCCATTTATTAGGTCACCAATTCGCCTTTCTTGTTTATCAGTCTACAGCATCCAGCTAGCTTGTCAACAGCTTTTGTTGATTTATTTTAGTAGCCTGCCCATGCTTTCAACTCTACAAGGCTAATGAATTGAGAGCGATGGAGTTCGCCACCTTCAATCGGGTCTTTGACTACAACAACCCACACGCCGTCTAGGTCTTCATAATAGCTAGTAAACCAGTCGTGATTGCTCGCCCACTCTGCTTGATTCTTGGTCATCTGTCTTACTCCGTTGTGCAGGTGTGTTTGCGTTTCGTTGGGTAATTATGGCACAGCTAGAATCGAAGTCAACCACTATTTTCAATTTATTTTATCGCCAATCTCTAACCAGCCTCTTACCCTGACAGCTAGCAGCTATCTTTGCATAAGCTTCAAAGCCGTATGGTGTTGTCACACCCTTTGTCATTGTACTGGCAGAGTGTACTTGAAGAGCTAGACGCTGTGCGAAGCTTAATTGCTTTTTCATGTTATACAATCTCCAAAACCATCATGAAGTTTTTATGCTTCCATTGACAATCATCGTAAAGCCTAACATCATCTGCAATCTTGTCCGCTTGACGTTTGGTGATCCGCATAATAACCCTTCCACTCAATTCATCAACGGCTTCTGCAATTGTAGAGTGTTCACTAGTGTGTACATATGTTGAGCCAGTGCGGATAACAGTTAGTTTGTACATGAGGATCACCTTTCAATTAATAATAAAACCATAAAGACTATGTTCCAACTTCCTACCTACCATCTTAGACACTGTTTTGTAGTATGTCAAGCCCTCATTTGTAGATATTTTCACAGGTATGTGATGAGTCATTAGGAAGAGCTTCAGAAGAGTCATTAGCCTATGTTCTGCTTTGTTTGTGTAAGCTCAGAATAGCAAAAAGCCCAAGACTATGCAAGGGCTTTTTGGGATTATTTATTCTTCATCCTCTTCAGAGTCACCGTTGTCGCTAGACAGTATTTCTTCTAGGATTGCTTCGGCCTTCTCTACCACTTTCACCATATCCTGGCCATACAGACCATTTTCAAAGCTAGTTGCACGGCAATCGGTGTTTTGATACTTACCCGAGTAGTCACCACACCAGATATTAAAGTAAGCCCCATTTACAGTGATCAGAATGTCCATGTCTTCGTTGGATGCTACGACCGAACCGTAGGTGAGGACTTCATGGATGCTGTTCATTTTCTGTATCCTTTTTAGGTTGCCTTTGCTTAATTGCTCTGGCTTGTTTCTAGTATAAGCCGCTAAAATTCTATGTCAAGAATTTATTTAGATGTGTTTATACACATTACCGCCTGTTTTTATCACTGCTTGTTCTTTACTGTCGAACCACTGTTTAGGAACGGAGTGGCAAGCTACTGGAATTCCGTGGTTGTCTGCATTATCAACATAAACATTCAACCACGCACCATTGTTTTGAATGGCCTTGACTTTTATCACGTTTACAGTCTTACCGTTAATATTAATCTTCATTTTCTGTATCCTTTTAGTGAGTGTTTTGCTTCTGTAGGTGTAAGTTTAGCAGGTTGAGTGGGGCTGTCAAGGGTTTATTTTAAAGCTAGCACAACCGAATGTGCCCTACCTCATACCCTAAACTACAGAAATAATTCCTAATGGCTTGTGTATTAACCATGCCGTGGTCGTCTACGAACTTAGGACAACGCTTGGCACAGACCACGTTGTTAAGAGTAATTTCTATATAGATCATTATTCAACCCTCTGTTTGTTTTCTATGTACAGATTCTAAGCCAGCTTCAACAGCCTGTCAACAATATTTTTAAATTCTTTTCACATAAAACACAACAACCCAACACCCAGCCCAATAGAGAATAGACAAGCATTAATCAGAGTGTGAGGGTTCATTGTTACTCTCCTTCCTTCAATTCATCACAATAAAGCATCTGTTTAGGCATTCCCTGCACTCGTTGGTGTGCTACTTCTGCAATACATTCTTCTTTTGTAGAGTATACAGCAGGTATTGTTTCATAGCAATGTCCATCGAGTAAACACATAACTAGTATCATGCCGTACATTTAATTTACCTTCTCAATGCCAAGGATAATTCCTGTCTTGTTAAAGACTTCGCTTGCAAACTTACTAGCAAGTGCTAGGGTTTCAAATTTGATCCTGCGACCATTAACTTGACATGCGAACATTTTGTAATCCTCTTTCTATTAAGGAGACTTGTTGCCTCCAATACTCATCAACGTATTGTTGATGTTTTAAGAATAACCGACAAGCTTGTGTTTGTACAACTGAATATTTCTATTAACTACTCTTGTTCGATAGATTCTTTATTTATCACCGACTGACTTCTATATCGGCATTCGGATATTGTGTGCAAGCAATCAAGTATTTAGAGACAAACTTTACCAATCCCTCATAGCTGCCCCAACCATTTGAAGGGTTTAAAGTCTTATAGTATTCTTCATTACAAACCAGCTCTAGTAAGCCTTCTTTTAATACTTCCGTCAGATGTTCTGCCTTTGTTGACTCAACTTTCTCTGGGTTCCAAAGGGCGTTATACAGACCTGCTTCACTTGCCATCTTAGCGAGATTATGGGTTATGTTCCAATCAAACACATAACCTTCTTCAGTTTTTAGGTAGACATCTAAGCTCATTTAAATCACCTTTCTATAAAGAAATTATTTAGTGGCAAACCACCGTTGAAGCAATCTTAGTTGATACCATTCACATTGTCAAGCATTTTGTTGGCGGGCTTCCATCAATTCTAAACACTCTGCCACTCTAGCACACCAGAACAGGAAGCGCTCTCCATCTTGTCTAATGAATGCTTTGTCTCTTTGTTTGCTGTACATCTTTAGTAGGCTGTTCATATTGTCTAACCCTTATCAAAGGAGTCTAAAAATCCAGCTAGATACGGTGCTGCTAAAACACTAAACAACAGTAGAGAACCAGACACAACTACGGCCATGCTGCCAATGTGTGCTAGGTATCCTGTAATCACAGCTAGGATTATAACACCAATAATCACTTGAACAAAACTATTTTTCATCTTTAAACCCCTCTCGTTGCCATGCTTTACAAACAAGATAGCAGAACAATCCTAGACATGCAAGCAAAAGAATTGATAAGACGCACCACATGATTTAAGCCTCTTAGTCTTTCAATGTGAACTCAGCACCATCCTTACAGTATACACGAATCCGCCCGACCTCTACAAATACTTTCTCAACACCTTTATTGTTAATACATACTGTATTGATCTGATTCAAGTCTTCAGGACTCACAGTGATAAACATCCAGAAAACACCCATAAAAGCACCAAGAGCCAGACCTAGAAAATAACCCATAATATTTCCCCTTATTCAGCACGTTCAGAATGAGCAATCCACAAACCTTTGCGAGACTTACGCAAACTCCGCAGGTTCTTATCCTCTTTTCGTTCTTGGCGCTTCTGCTGCTCGTAAGTGTAAGATTTAGTGTTCATGTTATGGTTCATGTTATGGTTCATGTTATGGTTCATGTTGTTAGCCTCAAATTTAATGTTAGTAGTGGTTTTCATTTTAGTTTCCATTCTTCTGGCGAAGTGAGTGCTTAAGTGAGTAGATTTCACAGATGTCAGTTGCATTTGAATTATAACTTACAGCCAACATAATTTCATTGAAGCTAAATTGAACTTGTGTACAGTTATTTTCAGCACAATATACAATCGCAGCTTTTGTTGCATTGTATATACTTTGTCCTGCTTCTGGTTTAAAACCCATTTCAATCTTCCTCGTCGTAGTTACCATTAATAACACTTTGAATCTTTTCAAGCTTACCTGCAATCTCTTCATCATATTTATAGCGCTTTTCCACTTGTTCGTCAATATGTTTTTCCATGCGTTCAAACAAATCTTCAATGTTAGTGAACTCAAAACCATTTACAACAATCTTTAAATCGACTGCCTCGGAATCAAAACCCTCTGACTCTACAAGTTTGTTAAACTGTTCTTTATCCGTACTAACACCACAGACAATAAACCAATTGAGTAGCGTGTCCTTGTCTTTATTCATATTAACTTTCATCTTATCTCTCCAGTGTCAATCAAGGTATGTTAGCTTTGCAATTCTGTATTTGAACTCAGTGTATCCCCAATCTAAAGCATCGTCAATACAATATTGTGCTTCTTCTTCCGATTTAAATAGATTCTGCTTTGTAGCTGTCCTACACAAGCGAGAAGCTAAATCGTCCATGTCTGTACACACTACCACATAAAACTGTTCCATGCTATACACCTTTTTAGTCTAGAAAGACGAGTTTTGCAATACAATATTGTTCTTCATCGCCATAAATTTCCTCAATATTCCTCTTGTCTTTTATGGCCAGATTCAGGTCAGTATAGTGGAAGGTTTCATTACTGGTCGTAGCACACAGACCCACATCATCAGGATTATCTTTGTTCTGCCGAACTAATACGTAAAGATTCATTTGTTTCTCCTCATATGTTTATTAGTGTTAGCAGGATTATAAGGCCAATTGTAGAACCTGTCAACAGGATTTTTACATCTTTTGCAAAGCTGTTTGTGTTTACAACCTCAACACCACCTACATTACGCTTGAATCCACTCTTAGTCAATGCTTTATCATATGTATTTAGGGTTTTATCGTCATACCCACCCTGACCCACAGGGTAGTCACTATCGTTCGTTTCTTGCCTCCCTAAAGCCTTACAAAGAGATTTGAACGCTCTCTCTCGTTTTTGGTCTAAGGCGTACAGAAGCTCTTCGTATTCCTCTAGGCTTACTTCCTCATTCTTATATGCTTTGTGTAAGGATAGCTCTTGTTGGTCTAGTTTGTCAAGCGAGCGCTGCTGTGGTGTGATCTGGTGTGCAATAGGGATAGGCTTTTTAGTTTTCTTTGGTGCTTCAGGCTCTGCAAATAGGGCAGTATTAGCCTGACCATTCTTTAAGAATAGCTCTGTACTTTCTTTAAGCCTGTTACCAATTTGTTCACCTGAATACTCAGCAGCACCATTCCAGCTTTGAATTAAGTAACTGCGACCAATTGAACCAGACATAAATCACCTCACCAACTGCTAAGAAATCCTACAGGCCAATTATCTGATAAGTAACCCATACTGTCAATACTCACAACATGATTAATTTTTGAGTTATCTTCTGACAGAATGTTAATCTCTACCTGTTCAGATAATAGCACATCGCACCTAATCATATCAGAAAGGATGTTGATTGTGTGCATTGAATTTGTAGTTACAATAATATTCCAACACTTTAACACATAATCTAATTCACTAACAAGCCACTCTTTATAGATCTTAGGGTGCTTGTCGTTCTCTGGACACTTTCTAGAAGTAGACTCAACGTAATGAACCCACTTACCACCTTTTAAGCCAGATACATTACTACCCCCACATTGGAAGTCTAAAGCAGAGACTTGTTCTCCAAGTAACACGATCACTTTCTTCATTTTCTCTCTCCAATTAAACAGAAGACGCCCTAAGAGTAATCCTAGAGCGTCTGTGTGTCAAGCTTTATTTTCATTATGATAAGTCGTTACTTTACTTTTAGTTGGCTTATTAGCCCTCACCACCAACTGAATATAGAACAATAGAGCAATAGAGCAAACATGTCAAGTCCCCTTATTGTGGGCGTGAGTGCCATTTAAACATTTCTGCTGTAACTTGGTATCCGTTTTCTTCACCACTGTCATCTAGCACGAGAATATCGTCATCCTCATCAACTTTGATAAATCCGTAATTTTTACCTACTGTAAAATCATAATCCGATCCCCTTTCAGAGAATGTGAGCAAGTCACCTTCTTTCCAGTTCTTCCAATCACTCATATCCTCAACTGGTGTTGCATTGATAAGCACAGCACTTACTAGTGCGAAGCCCTCATCCTCAAGAGCTTGAACAAGTGACACACGTTCTTCCTCTAGACTTTCTACGACACTATCAATCTCTTTGATACGATCCCGGCAATAGATTGGGTTGAAGTTTTCAGCTTCCATTGACGTGTTCTGCGCATTCAGCTTAGCTTTCTCTGCCTCCCACATATATTTAGTGACTTTATTTACCGGCGAACTGTCGTATCTCTCTCGTAAACAGTCGTCACATATCTCTGAAAGGTAAATACCTGTAAAGCTTGTACCCCTGTCTCTAAAAAACCTCAATTCGCCGTCATAGTCTTGCCAGATTGAATCTGTATTAATAGGCCACTCTTTCAACTCTTTAGCCAAAATTTCTACAAGTTTCATTCTACATCCTCCACCAAAAATTCATTCATATCTTCGTCAGTTAAGTCACAAGTTTCTAATGTATCAAGCTTATCCTTAACTTCCTCCCAAATACCGCTAAAGCTTCTGCAAGTGAAACCAAAACTATAATACTTGTCGTGGACTTTAATAACTTTGATATCAAAGATGTCACTAGGTACTCTATAAAATTCAGGTTTCATAATCTTCTCCTTAATTCCAATACTTACGTTGTTTTAGCAATTCTACCTGTTCTTTCTGTAGCTTGTAAAGTTCTTTTTGGTTGTGTCGTGAGTTCATGCTAGCACACAACACCCAGACGATAATCCACGGAAAGAATAGGATTGTTAGTACGAAATGTACGAAGTGACTAGTAGCTCGCATTTGTTTATCCTCTCATTTGTTTGGTATGTGCTTATTCTAGACAAAAGAAAAGGGATTGTCTAATAGAATCTTTCAATCCCCAGACAACCCCTCATAAATTTTAGCTATTTACCCATCATTTCTTCTAGTTGTTGTTGAGCCTTGTCAATTGTCTCCTTCAGTTCTTTAATCTTCTTGTCTTGTGCTTTCTTAGCAGACTCAGTCTCTAGGACTGGATAGGTTACAGATTTTACAACAGTCTCAAACTCCATGATGATTTCTTTAGCTGATGCATGTGGTGAACTATCCGAACACCACATTACATACTCTCCTACATACCCATTACCACTTACATTAACAAGATAATCTTCACCAAAGTTCAGGATTACATTTCCCCTAGCCCCAGACCAACTCATCCCGTGTTCAAACAACCATTTCTGTGCAGCTTCTGATTTCTCTTTAGTTCCTGTACGGATAAACCAAGGATTCTTTTTAAGATCGAATTGTGGCTTTTCTTCTACAAGCTTAAAAGCTTGATAAGACATCACAGTGTGTCCCGCATGAAGTAGACCATCTACAGCAAGAGATAAACCCTTTACATGTGTCACATAACCAATGTATCCAGTATTCATCACGTAGTTTCCTGCTGATTGCATTCTAATACACTCAACTTTATCACCTACTTTAAACATAATATTCTCCTTTAATTAGTCCACTTATTTGCAATTAGTTCTTTCTCTTTAATTCTGACAATCTCTTTTACAAGATTGTCAAACCTCACCAACTCTTCATTATTAAATTGTACTATATAATGAGCACAAGTCCAACCAACAGCAGACCCGTGCTGAAAATAAAGACTCTTTAGAGAACACGCTAGAGATAGGTTTTCTAGCATACTGTAAAGGTATTTATATTTAGATTGCTTGTTGTAGTGGATCATGTCACACCCTCTCTTTCAGTGCTTGTACAATATAATCTAAAGTAGCAGAGATTATAAGATCACCCTCAATAGAATACAAACACGCATAAAGTGTATCACCTTTTCCGGGGAATTTACGGATGTCTTTAATCACACAATTTTTGTAGTCACTCATTAGGTTTGTCCTCTCTTGTTACGAATTTGGTCGAGCGTAAAGGATTCAAACCTTTAACCTAGGGAGTAGAAATCCCTTGCGCTATCCAGTTGCGCCAACGCTCGATGATCTTGCTTTGTGTTAGTAACTCTGTTAGCCCTAATTCTACACCATCCTACCAACACGTCAAGCTTTATTTTAAATTCTTTTAGCTTCCTGTGCTGTAGCTGATTTCCTTTATACCACCATGATCAGCGATACACAAGCGGCAAGATGGGCAAGGAATTGCGTCTAGTGGTCGTCCATCAGCAGCAACCCGAGCCACTGTAATCTTAACACCTTTCCCCTTTGACAAGATACAGGCTCTAAGCTCTGCATGCATCATGCAACGAGCTTCATCGAATCCTGCTTTAATAGAATACTCTTTCTGTTTAGGGTGAGACTTCAGGTAATAGCAAGCACTTTCTGCAACAACACGACCTCTAGAATCTGTTATAACAGAATACACACGCTGTTGTCCTCGTTTATAAGGAAGTTTTCTAGCACAGCGCAATACGTACTCAAGCATTTACTTTTCCTCTAGAATCTTGTTTATAGTTTCAAGTTCACTTTCTGACACTGGAAAGGTAACTTTAATAATCTCCTTTAAAATTTCACGCATAGACTCAATATCGAGGTTATCTGCATCTACTTTATCCATCATTTTCTTGTGAAGTTTAACATGTTTATACCTATTAAAAACTTCACCACTCTTACACCATTTATCCCACTCTTCACTACGTTTAATTTCCATATTACTTTTCTCCGTACTTAGCTTTCAGTCGTGCAAGCTCTTTTAAATCTGCCTGCATTTGTATTTGATTCTCTAATATTTCTTTAGCAATACGCTCTGATTCTTTTTCTTCCCAAAAGGACAGTTTATCCTCTTCTTGTTCAATACGACAGTTATATTCATCGTCATTTTCCAACCGAGTTCCGCTAACATAATATTCACAATCCTCATACCCGCTCCACTCATAACTAATATTCAAATTACCCCAATCAGCGTATTGCTTTTTAATCTCTAGCATCTGAGAGATAATTTCATCTGGTGTCCCATTGGGCCATTCGCATTCCGCTTGAATGAAACGTTCTATGCGCTCATAGTTCACAACTGGTTTATCTTTAGACATCTTTATTCTCCTTCTTAAGTAAAGCTGATTGAGAAACATTAGAAATTAAATAACCCGAGATAATCAACGTAATCAAATACGAATAGTTATCTTCTGAAATCTTATCAAAACATAGAACACCTGTCAATATAATTATCATCGAACAGGAGAGGATGAATTTACGAGAAGCTAGTTTAGAGTTCATTTAGATTCCCTCGTAGAATACTTTCCACATATCCATGACTTTAAGTTCAAGACGGTAAAGTTTACTTAATACATCTGTCTCTTTCAATCCATAAATTTTAATATCACACCACTCGCCTTTATTATTTCCATGCACTAGAAAGATTGACGCTGATCTACTGTTTATATCTCCAATTGTAAAAGCATAGAAATCAATATTAATGAAGAGTTTATCATTACAGGCACATAATGGATACTCGGGGTAATCTGCGTCGACCCTCTTTTGATACTTCTGAGTTATGCCAAACTCATCTTTCTCTTCACCATAAAGCTTATAATTATTCTTGATAAGAAAGTCTTTCATATTAAATCTCCTCTTCAATAATTAACGCTACCTCTACAGCCCTCTGCCACAGTATATAGTCTTGCTGTATACGATGACAAGCATATTCTTCTAATTCATTCCCTTGTTTATCTTTACATTTGGTAAACATAGCAGCGTAATTAGGGTCAAGTTGTCTAGAAGAAATGAATTGTTCAAATAGTTGTTGTGAAGTCATTTTGTTTTATTCCGTTCTGCGATCATGGCATCTGCATACTCATAAGCGGATGTAGCTTGACACCTCAAAAGTGAGGTAGCGTCTGCATATTCATCTTGAGCCTCCCAGTATACAAGCATGAGTGCTGCCATAGCTTTAGCTGCAAAGTAGTCACGTAAAGTCATACCATCAAACTCTAAATGAACTTTATACTGCTCTCCATGCGGCAGTGTTATTGGAAATGCTGGGCCTCCGTTATCAATATCCATCACTTAACTCCTCTCTTGTTTATCAATGTCTGAAGCATACCACAAGCTTCTTTCTCTGTCAATGCATAAGACTCATAATTCTTATATGATGCTTTGTAATAAGAGGACAGAGAACCTGTGAGTTTGGTTATGGTCATTGGAGTTCAGAAAGCAATTTAGTATACCGTTCAATATCCCATTCAGCACATCGCTTATCACTCTCAGCCTCCTCAAGTTTTAGTTGGTATTTAATGCGTAAAGCTTTGGTACTCACATTTGCATTCTTGTCAACAGCATAACACACATAACTGCCTTTTTGGTGGCTGAGGTTATAAACTGTATCATAGTCCTCTGTTTGCCACTTTTCAATAAATTTTACATCGTTTACATTACAGACAAATTCTAGATCAACTTTACCAAGTTTAAGATATGTTGAATTTGAAGGTAGTCTATCCATCTGGATACCATCCCAATAAGTATCGACAAGCTCACCATTACGAACGATGGCTTGATTATCCATACACCAGTAAGCTGTGCCACCTCCACAGCTAGCACGATATTCTGTGTCGTTTTTGTAGTACCAACGAAACACGTCACCTTCCCGAATGGAAATACCTTCTTTCATTTTAATCCTCCTCAATCAATCCAGTGCGGTTTATTCCGCCCTGTCCACTCAACCTTCATCCTACGCTTCTCAGTTCGTGTTGTCCAGTCATTATACTTAGACTTAAGGTATAATTGATAGCTTTTGCAAGGGTCGAGCAGAGAAGCTAGCTTAAATTCGTCAGGCATACAGCGTACAAACTCTAATAGCTCTCCATCTTCAATCGAAACAGGATGCTTGCTTAGGCTCAGTAGGTGAATTGAAGACTTATGCACTTTCCCATATCGATGTGTGTATTCATCACAAAGCGCTTTTGTATGCTCTAAAAGCCAAGAGTAATTAGCTTTATTAGTACGGCACCAAATGTTAGCAGGATGGTTTTGGTGGGTAGGTTTCATTCCTACCTGATTACCGTCTAGGATATAATGAGCAGTTGACAAAATTTGAATTCCTTCACTTAGCATTTTCACCACATGGACATTAGCTAGGTTCTGTGCTGACTTGATTGGGCATTTATCAGATGCGAAGATGTTCATTTCTCTACTCCTTTAATCTCGGTGTGTGCAGCTATGATTACATTATGTTGTGAGGTTGTCAAGCTGTTTATTCCAAACTCTCACACTCTAGCACCTTCAGGAATATCACTGAGAGAATGAGGTAGAAGCCCACCCATTTCATCAATCAGCCAATCACAGCTCACTTCAAAACTAAATGCCTCTTTCAAGTGATGGTTGTTAATCAAGTCAAGTACATCTTGAACTTCTACACTATGATTTTCACAATACAGTTCACTATCAATATAAAGCCCTTCCCAATCACCATCAGATGATTTTACTAGTGTAACGTTTTTGTATGTGATCATTTATAAGCCTCCATTAGATAGCTAGCAATTTCAAAATAACTCTCACGTAATGCACCACTACCTGTCCAAGAATGTACACCAACAAATCTACCATTCCTTGTGTATTGATTAATACCATGAGTACGCCCTACATCAACACCAGTGATTTTAGCACCAGATTTACCGATGATTGTATAGAATGTTAGTTCATCTGTTTGGATTGTTTTCATTCCCCGCCCTCAAAAACTGTCTCGTAAAACTCTTTACCATCTAATGAGCCGACTTTGAGTTTTTCTGTTACCCAGTCAGTATTATCATGGAATCGCTGACCAGCACAGAATACGGCTTGATAAAGGTCACAACCAACCACCTGATAATTTTTGATACGAGTCTCTTTCTTGTCGATATGCACTTGATCAACAAATACATCGTAAATTTTCATCGTACTCCCTCCTATCTTAGTCTGTACTAGATGCACCTTATCACTAATCAACAAATGCATTCCTTCGTTGAGAGCTGCATTCAGTGCTTGAGATTTAGTATCACCCCCCCGAGCATCGTTTGTAAACACCATTTATGTAGATTGCGTAGATCATTTCACCATCTCCTCAAATTTAAGTTGTTCTTTCCCCCTCTATATCCTGTGGCCTCCCCCTCAGCATCTCTGAGGTTAGGGTGGAAACCACTGCTCTCTAGTAATAGAGCAAGAGGATACAGATTCAATCTCTTGGGCCTTTAGCTATGCCCTAGCACCATTCCCGTAGGTGCATTCCTTCATAGACTTAACCCTCTATGGCTCAGATACTACGACTATCATAGGCTAGTGTCAACCACTAGGAGAAAATAAATTCTCATTCATATCTAAGCGTGTCGGGCTTGCGTGTGTTGCCACAGTCGGAGGTCATCAGGGGACGATGTTGCCACCACTTACTCTTCATTAGAGTCATGAATCGCTTGCTTCACAGGAGATTGTTCGCTACAATTCCTCCACAACGACAAATTGACAGGTTTGCTTTAGGCTGCTAGCCAAGGGAACCATCGGAACGCCTATACCAAAAGGTAAGTGAGCTATTATACACCTAGAAATCTCAGAGTCAAGTGTTTCAATAGAAAAGATTTTAGAGAAGAACCTGTTGACAATGGGTGTAAAGCTGGTATGATAGGGCACATCGGAACAAAACAGAGGAGAGATGAGATGAAAGAAGGCACAAAGGTTAAAGTCACAGCTTGCTTCACAGGTCATGAATTTGACATTGGTGAGGTAGTCATGCGAAAATACCTAGAGGAAGAGCATTCAGAAATGTGTTTAGGTTTTGTTGATGATGAAGGCTCCTCTTGGTATATGTCACCAGAGGAATACGAAGGTTTGATCGACAGCAACAAAACTCCAGACCTTCCCGGCTATTATTGGGTTAGGATGTTCAATAGAAATAACTCACCAACTCTCATCCATCTGAATGATCAGTTTGTCGTGAGGGTGTTTGGAGATAGGAAGTGTTACTCTGAACACTATGATGTGGCTGAGTGGATTTCTAACGTACCTGTACCAAAATGAAAAACAAAGCGGGTCTATCTCGTAATCCAGTAGCCCACCACATGCACAAATCTTGTCGTCGATTATAGAGCCTTTTAGAAGGGACAATAGAAGGACGACAAGACCTACCTAGTATGGTAGCCCTAGATGACCTAGAAAACGCTTCTGAGGGGTCAGATACACAAGGGAAAGAGGCTATTGAATTGATGTTTGACAGTGGTTGTGGAGAGGGTGTAGAATCTAATCTTGAAACTAATGAATTGGAGGAATGAAAATGAGTGAAGCGCCTGACTCAAACAGTGTGGATTTTGGCTCTCTAGAAGAGGTACGTCAATATGCCATTGCTTTATCCGCTGAAATTGAGCGCTTACGAGAAGCACTGGAGAAAGCTGCAACCGCTATGTGGAATAGTGAGGCTAACATGGATAATGAAGCAGTATATATTGAAGAAATCCTAGCAGATTGTAAGGGGAGTTAAAATGGCTAATTTAGAAGGATGGAAACCAAAGCTTGAATGGAAGAAAGAGGGTAAGAACTTTCTTGTTTCAGTGACTAAACATATTGGGTATGATGGAGATAATAAGTGGTGTGTTTACCTTTACATCTACCCGAAGCACCCTGCATTCTCCCGGTTTAATCGAGATGGCGGCATGTGGGATCAACCTCACTTTGACTGTCATAGCTATGTAAGTTATTTTAATGCTCACATTGCTTTCAAAACAGGTGAGGTTTGTAGTTACCAGCTTGGGTGGGATTATGATCATGATGGTGATAGCTATTACACATCAATAGATTCTGTTGACGAAGCTGGAAGCATCTTCTATGATGCTCAGCAGTTGTTTGAACAAGCTGAGTCTTGGAATGAAGAATTGGAGGAATGAAATGAATTATCGTCAGGAGTGGGCAGAGGGTGGTATTGAAGCTGGTACGTTATTGGATGCTATTGAGGAACTTCAAAAAGAAGTTGAATTTCTAAAAGATCGACTAACCATCAGAGTAGCAGAACACATAGAGATTTTATCATTGTTGATAGAAACTGAGGTTGAAACTGAACGGTTTCGTGAAGTCTTAAAAGAGATTGTAGAATATCCATCAAATGATGCGATAGAAATGCGCAGAGTTGCCAAGTATAGTCTGGAGAACCCCAATGTCTAAATTCACTCCGTTTGACCTAGAAATCTGTATTGACAGCTATGTATTTGACATTACAATCACTTACCTGTATGTTCAGAAACCTATGGGGATGAGAGCAGATACACCAGAAGATGCTTTTGGTTACACTGAGCTTGAGTGGGTTTGTGGTCATGTTTATGAAGAGTATGAGGATGGTAGTGATCGAGAGTGGTTTGACCTAGAAGCTCAAGACCTTGCTGATGAGTATGCTGAATTGCTTGAAGAGAAGGTGATGGTTGAGCTGGAAGAAATGAAGAATGATTGTGAGTATTAATCTCAATAAAGAGACAACTAAATTTGGAGGTGTATCATTAGCTGCGTAGAAAAGATTAAACATGCTGTTGAACATTGTAAGTCTGAGAACAGCCTGCAAGTGTTCTATGATGACGGTAAAAATACGTTCTCTGGTTATTGCTTTAGCTGTGCTGCAAAAGGTCTTGAGGCATATATAGAAGACCCTTATAATGGTAAGCTACCAAAGCCACCTAAGCGAAAATCAGAGGATGAAATCAACGAAGAAATCCAAGAGATTCGTAACCTAAAAGCTCCTAAGTTTGTTCATCGGGGCATTAACCCTGAATACTTTGCTAAATCTGGTATTAAGCTGGCTTACAGCGAGTTTGATGGCGTAACACCTTTTACCTTTAACTTCCCTTATACACTTGAGGGTAAACTACTTGGCTATAAAGCCATCATGCTTGATAAGAAAGCAATGTGGTCTGTTGGTGATATCAAAGGTGCTGACCTATTCAATTGGGAGATTGCAAAGAAGAATGCTAATGGCCCTAAGCCTCGCCTATACATCACAGAAGGTGAGTGGGATTGTCGGGCACTAGAGCAGATGCTTGAGGCTCATGCAGAGAAGCGTAAAAGCTCTTACAACAAGTTCTCTGTGGTAAGTCTGCCTCATGGTGTGGGTAGTGCTGTTACTACTCTAGGACGTATGCGTAAGGAGATTAACAAATTCTTCACTGAAATTGTTCTTGTTTTTGATAACGATGAGGCTGGTAAGAAAGCTGTAAAAGATGTACAGAAGATTATGCCAGACGTTAAAGTGAACACTTACCCAACTAACGCCAAGGATGCTAATGAAGCCCTACAACGTGGGGATAGTGACTTGTTTGCAGACTTCTGTATTTGGAAGAGTGCAAAGCCTGTTACTGAAGGTGTTGTTGGCGTGTCTACTGTCTTGTCTCGTGACTCTGAGCCACCTAAGCCCGGCTTTGCTTATCCTTGGCAGGCGTTTACAGATATGAACTGTACTCAGCGTATGGGAGAGGCTACTTGTACAGCAGCAGGTGTTGGTTTAGGTAAAACACTGATCGCACACATGAAGCACGCACACAACATCACACAACACAATGAAAAAGTGTTTGTTGCCTTGCTTGAAGAACCTAACCGCTCCACTTTGTATAACATTGCTGGTAAAATTGATGGTATCCCATACCACGTACCAAATATTCATGAACGTCACCGAGAGCAGTATCTAGAGACAGCTTATAGCCTAGAGGGTAAACTATTCCTATGGGAGTCTGATGGACAAGCAGCACAAAACAGATTTGACATTGAAGAAATTGTAAAAGCAATCCGCTACAATACAATGGAGTATGGTGTACGCTTTCATGCTATTGATAACATGACACGACTAGTTGACCATCTATCAAGTGGTGAAGCTAATGAGTTTATTAATAAGTGGTCTAGTGAGCTGGCTAACCTTGCAGCAGAACTGGATGTCCACATTGACCTCTATAGTCACCTTAACCCACCAAAGGGTAAGGATATGAAAGACCATGAGAATGGCGGTGAAGTGCTTGCTAGTCAGCTTACAGGCAGTCGTGGTATCATGCGTGCTTTCCCATTGATTATGAGCTTTGAACGTAACAAACATGCACAGGGAGACCTAAAAGCTAACAGCTTCTTGGGTTGTATCAAAAATCGCATGTTTGGTGGCGAAGATAAATTTAAGACACGTTATGACCAAGCAACAGGACTCCTCCTACAGTATGAGTGGGAAGGAGATTCACTCTAAGCTATTTACTTGGTCAGTTATTTGTGGTATTGTTGCTGACACAACACAGGAGGGCAAATGAAAAAGATTTACAACTGGAAAAAGGCCACTGTGGCTGACCTAGAATCTGATGGACTCCTAGATGTAGCCACAAAGCTGCATGTATTGGGTTATCAGTTAGATGGTAAGGGAGTCTCTACATTTAACGGTAGCACTCAGTCAGACAGAATCGTTAAGTGCTTTCTATACCACATGGATAATGAAATTCCAATGGTCATGCATAACGGTATATCATTTGATATTCCACTTATGGAGAAGCTGTTTAATATTGATTTGTCACGTTTGATGCTAATTGATACGTTGGCTGTAAGCTGGTATCTCAATTTTAATCGTCGTGTACATGGTTTGGGTTCATTCCATGAAGACTATGGTATTGAGAAACCTGCCGTAGATGATTGGTCTGAACAGCCTTATGAAGTGTATGAGAATCGTGTAAAAGAAGACGTTAAGATCAACCAAGCTTTGTGGAAAGACTTAAAACAACGCCTAATAGAAATCTACACAACTGTTAAGGTTGAGATTGATGCTGGGGCAGTTGGTGGTAAGCGGATTTCTGATGATGAATCTTTAGCTATTGATGATCTTGTTGGTTTGTCTGTTGAAGATCACATCAACCGCCTGCTGACATTTTTGATGTTCAAGATGGACTGCGCTCGGCTACAAGAGAAAACAATGTGGGAAGTTGATGTTGATCTTCTACTTGAAACAGAGGCCAAGCTTGAAGTAATATGTAATGCTGCAAAGGATGAACTTGAAAGCGTTATGCCAAGAGTTCCTCAGTATTCTAAGAAGGAAGCCCCAAAGAAGTCATTCAAGAAGGATGGAACCCTTTCTGTTATCGGTGTTAAGTGGAAAGAGTTGATGGAGACTTTTAAAGCTAAGGAAGTGGATGAAAATGGTACACTGAAGGTTGAAGAAACAGATGTAAAAGGTGTGTTTAAGGTGCTCACTGGTTATGAAGAACCAAGTGCATCATCACCTATTCAGGTTAAAAGCCTGCTTTACTCCTATGGCTGGGAACCAATATCTTTCAAATATGAGAAAGACGAAGATAAATTTAATGCTTGGATTGCTAAGAAACCAAAGGAAGGGTCACATCATAGCAAGTGGAATGAGTGGAAAGAGTGTCGTCCAGAGGAACGTGCTATTCCACAGATAACAGTAGGTGGTGACGATGGTAAGGAGTTGTGTGAGTCTGTACTAGAGCTGGCTGAACAAGTACCAGAGATTCGTAAGTATGCAGCCTACAACGTAGCAAAGCACCGCTTAGGGTTGGTTAAGGGTTTCATCCGTGACTTGAAGGATGGTAAATGGTTACAAGCCCGTATTGGTGGCTTCACTAATACACTCAGGGTTCAGCATCGAGAGTTGGTTAATCTGCCCGGAGTAGATAAAGCATATGGTAAAGACATTCGTGGTGTGCTGATTGCTGGCAAAGGTAAAACAAGTGTAGGCTCTGACCTTAGCAGCCTTGAAGACCGTTGCAAGCATCACTTCATGTTGGCTCATGACCCTGATTATGTTGCAACAATGCAGGAGGATGACTTTGACCCACACATTTTGATGGCACTCACTGCTAGAATGGTTACACAGAAAGAGTTTGAAGACTTCAAGCGTGGTTATAAATCGGCTAATGCAAAGGCAGCACGTAAGAAAGGTAAGACAACTAACTATGCTTCTGTGTATAATGCTGGGGCTGCCAAGATTGCTCAGGCAGCAGGTGTAAGTCTTGCAGAAGGTAAAGCTCTACATGAGGCTTACTGGAAGCTAAACTGGTCTGTAAAAGCTATTGCAGAAGAACAGGTTGTAATCCGTGACAGCAAGGGTAACAAGTGGCTTGTCAACCCAGTTAACGGGTTCGCTTATGCATTACGAAAAGAGTCTGATAGGTTCTCTACACTTGCCCAAGGTACAGGCAGCTATTTCTTTGATATGTGGGTAGATGCTATCCTAGACCAAATGCAGGCTAAGTATGGCAAGAAGACCTTGACAGCATCCTTTCATGATGAGAATGTCTTAGTAATCAAGGACTTACCGAAGTATAAGGAGGAGTTTAAGGAAATTATTCTATCATCTATTGACATTGTGAATGAAAAGTATAAACTACGTAGGAAGCTTGGGTGTGACACGCAATATGGTTATAGGTATTCAGACATTCACTGATAAAATAACCAAATATTCCCTTGACACAACCCTGTAAATCTGAAATAATACATACCAGCTCAAGAGATAAAGGGCATTGATAAATTGAATGAGGAGAGGATGAATGAATGTATTAACAAATGTGGAGATCGATGTTAGAGATATGATTAGTCATCTAACATGGGATGAATCCCTTGAGCTAATTCTTGATGTAGATTTAGCTGTCGCTGATGTGACGTTTACTATGGATGTGGTGAAGAAGCTTCTTGAAAGTCTTGAGAAGGATGCAAGTGGTCCTCTATGTGCACAAGCATATACAAACGTCATTACTGCACTTGACGAGTTCTATCAAATTGGCTATGTTTAAAGAGGAGATTTAAAATGACTACAAAATATGAGTACCTTGTTGTAACAGAGAATGGTCCGTCTTATAAGTGCTTTACTCGGAGTGAGGCGAGAGCAGAGAAAAAGTATTGGAAAGAAAGTAATATTAATGCTAAGATTATCCAGAAGCGCTTTGTATTGGAAGCTGTCAAGGAGGTACGTTAGGATGGGTTATTACACAGACTTTGATATTTCCAGTAACAGCCCTGAAGTTATTACAGCTATTGAGGAGGCTTCCGGCTACGGTGGCTGGTACAATGGTACTATGAATGCCAAGTGGTATGGTTGTGACGAACATTGCAAAGAGGTAAGTAAAATGTTCCCTGACCAACTGATCGTTGTTGAAGGGGATGGTGAGGAGCAAGGCGACCAGTGGAAAAGTTACTACAAAAATGGTAAGATGCAGTCATGTAAAGCTATCATTACATTTGAAGCTTTTGATGAATCTAAACTTAAATAAGGAGTACACTGATGAGTAACAAATCTGAAGCTTCAACTGGTGGTATTGGTTTCTGTGGTTTGCTGGCTATTGTGTTCATCACTCTAAAGCTTGCTGGGATTGGTGCTGTAGCTGCTTGGAGTTGGTGGTGGGTACTTAGTCCATTGTGGCTACCAATTGCTTTTGTACTGAGTCTAGCTGGTATTGCACTAGTATTCCTAGGTCTTGTTAAACTGTTTAGTAAATAAGAGGAGAAGCAACATGCCATCGTATGAGGTGTTAGTTAAAGCGTATTGTTCTGTTGTGGTTCAAGATGCGGAAAATGAAGACGAAGCTCTGGAACTTGCATGGGAAAATGTTAATAAGGGAGACTTTGAGCTGGATGAGGTATCAATTGAAAGTGAGCTAGCCAGTGAAGAATCCCTAAACCAAGCTGTTCGTCTATGTAATCAAGTAATCTAAGGAGAAACAAATGAAACTGAAAACTAAAAAGCGTCTAGCTCGAAAAGGTAAAGCACTACAACGGTCTGCAAGCTCATGGAGTGGTATGTATAAAATTCTACAACTACTTGCAACTGCTGATGTAAACGAGTATAGTGGTATCCGACAAGTAGTCCCTAGCTTCCAAGCACTAGAGATTATTGCTGAGACTGGGAAGATTTGATGAATTTGTGGAAACACAAGTAACAGCCGAAAGGCAAATGTAATAGTCTCAACTTTAAGTGACTAAATTATACACAACCGAAAGAGGAAATAAATATGACTAGTATCGTAATTCGTGAACTGCCTAAAACTGGTGGTCTGGAAACTGTGAATCTCTATATCAAAGATGCTTCAGTATTCTATGCTACAGTTCATGATCCTAAGAAGAAGTATCAATCTGATGATCGTGAATACAGTGTGACTGTGTTTGTTGATGAAGAGACTAAAGATAAGCTGCTTGATGAAGTGATGGTGAATAAGAGTTTTGCACTTGTTGGTAAGGATAAAACCTCTAAGCCACCACGTCGAATCAAATATCCACTGTCTTCCCAAGTTGAGGAGGGGAAAGTAAATTATGATGCTGTTGAGGGTATGTACGGCTTCACTGTAGCCAAGCCTGAGTTCAGTAAAAAAGGGAATCCAATGACCGTCAATGTGATTGGTGCTGATGGTTCTGCCTTCACTGAGAACGTAGGTAATGGTTCTGTTTGTACACTGAAACTGTTTGGCTATCGTAACCAAGACAATCAGGTGGTTGTCACTCTGGATACTCTGCAAGTGCTTGAGCATGTTCCTTATGAACAGAAAGCCGCTGCTGATAGTGTTGAGGATGATGTACTTGGTGTGTCTTACAAGGTGAAGAAGGTTGAAGGAAAGGCTGCTGAACAAGACGTTCCAGCCAAAGCTGCACCAGAACAAGAACCTGAAGATGATAACGCCGATCCACTGCCGTTCTGATCAATAAGCAATAACTTGCCCATTATGGAGAGTATTTCAAAGTAATGGGCATTATAAAACTTAAACAAACTGAGGAGAAATAAATAATGAAAGAACTTCAATCACTTTACAACCGTGCATACCAACTGGCTCAAGAAGCTATCACCAACAAGGAAGATATGAAGGAGCTAATTGGGGAGTTTACTTACGATAAAGAATACAACACTGAGGGTTTTGAGAAGGATAGTGTAAAAGAGATTATCAATGCTGCTGTAGCTAAAGCTAAATCTGATGATTTGCAGGGTAAGGCAGATAAGCTGAAGAAGCTTCAAGAAATTCAAGAGATGTATAGTTAATATAAATAGGAGCTGAAATATGCTCCTTATTCTTTGGAGGTAGATATGGGTATTGATGTAGACCACAGTTTGCTTGTTGGCTGCTCTTATGATGAGTTAGAGGACTTCTTTGAAAAGATTATTGAAGGTGGTGAAACAGTTAAACATGAAGCTTGTGAAGACCCGCATGAAGTGATTGAGTGTTACTTTGAAACCGCAAGTCCGTATTATGATTCTCCCTCTGAGAGTTGGTTTATTGGATTTAAGATTCCAAACTATCACGAGATTAATGAACAATGGTTTGCAGAAGTACAAGCTGCTGCCAATAGCTTTGAAGAACTAACTGGAGTTAAACCTCGTGTTCGTGGTGGTGCTCATGTCTGGTGAGGTATTATGACTAAACAATACACAGCAATAATTGACGTTGATACTCTCATCATTCATGCTGCCCTAGCAGCTCAAGAAACATTCGTCACTGTCACACACAAAGAAACCAACTGGACTAGGGAGTTTAAAAACCAGACAGCTTTCTTTGGTGATCACTGGAAAAAAGAAGGTGGTTGGCTTGCTGAAGTGAATGCTAAAAAGATTGAGAAAGGATTGGATAAAGTTTCACCAGATGCTTTTGAAGTTGTTGCTGGTGTTCGTTTGCTTACAGGGACTACTAACTATAGTGGTGCTGTTGTAACACCAGAGCAAATTGTTAAAGGGCGATTCAAATCTAAGATTGAGGTAATCACAAACCAGCCTTGGTGTAAAGACTTCAAGATTTGTTTTGGTGTTGGTGAGAATTTCCGTTATGATATTGCTCAGACCCAACCATATAAAAATGAACGACCAAGTAAACCTTTGTTGTATGATGTTGTCAAAGAATACATGTTGACTAAATACAAAGCACATATGGTTATAGCAGAAGGTGTTGAGACAGATGAGATTGTAACTCAGGAGCTTTGGAAAGGTTGGATTAAAGCTAAGAGGGACTTTGATAAGCTCAGTGTTGTTGGGGTTTGGTGTGATAAAGATTTAGGACAATATCCACAAATCCACTACAACTTCGATAAACCTGAACTTGGATTAGTTGAGATAACACCACTTGAAGCTATTAAGAACTTGGCAAGTCAGCACCTCAGCGGAGATACAATTGACTCAATTCCGGGCTTACCAAAGCTTACTGATGAACTACATAAGAAGTATGCAATTAGGCGCTCAGGAAAGGGTTTAGGAGAGAAGACAGCAAGAGCTTTAGTTGGAGATGCACAAAGCCCTAAAGAAGTATTTGAACGTGTTGTAGAGGCTTATAGAGCGTTCTACGGAGATGAGAAACAACCATTTAAATCTTTCAGGGGTGATGTATCCGAACGTAATTGGCTTGACCATTTGAACGAACAGTTTAGGTTGTTGAGGATGCGAACAGATGTTACTAAAGATGTTGGTCATGTTCGTGATTTTTTAAAAGCTATGGAGGTGGATTATGAATAAAATTACTAAAGAACAGTTGCAAGACTATGTGGCAGAGGCCGGTGAGTTTGAGAAAGAGCACCGTAAAGGTTCGTCATTCTATGCATGGGTGAGCCATACATTCACTCAAACAGATGTAGAGGAATTAAAGAATGATGATATTGATGCCTCTGATTTCCTAGGGGTTTGTGTCACCCTAAATGGTACATGGAGCGATGACTGGGGCTGTGAGTGGGACGATGTTGACTACTGCAAGGTAGAAGAGTATCAAGAGCTTGTCCCTGAACAAGTCATCCCTGCTCATTACGTTACGAAGCAGAAGACAGAAAAGTTCGTACCAGCATGGGAATGAAAGAACCATGGAAAATTCCAAACTCACCTTGGAAGGATGAGAAAGCCTACTTCAATTGGCTAAGAGGTTCAATCCGCCGCATCTGGTCCCGCCATCCGGTGAAAATTGCTTACAAACAACAGAGACGTTACAAAGCACCTATTGGTGTGAAGGGTAAAGAGGTATGGTGTAGTGACTGTGAGATGTGTGGGCAACAGTCACGCACTTGCGAGGTTGATCATTTGGAGGGCGGTTACGGATTTAAAGATTGGCAAACATTCACAGAATGGGCTAAAATGATTCTATGGGTGACGTTTGATGACATTAGGGAGTTGTGCCATACATGCCATTCCCACGTTACATTATCACAGAAGCTGAACATTCCACTGGCTGATGCGATCATTGAAAGTGAAGTCATTGCCCTATGTAAACAAAAAGCATCAGATCAAGATAAATTCCTAGCTAAAAATGGTATTTCAGGTTATAGTAAGAATGCTGAAACTCGACGTAATTTGATTAGAGAGGTGTTGAAGAATGAGCAAAATGAAGGGTGACACTTATCGAGCTATCGAGCTAGAGGGAACTGGTGAGGTGCTTGTGCTGTCTAAAGCCACAGCAGTAAAAACTAAACAGAATATGATTCATCTTGATCAACTACCAGACGGTACATGGCGATTAATCTATAATGGGAATATGATTCCCGATTTCACTAAAGTGATGGGTTTAAAGATTCTGAGGGACGAAGAATGATAGATGATATTGATTACCAAATCCTAACACGAAAGATGCTTGACTTTGAAGACAGACTAAAGCAATTAGAAGCAGATGTTAATGCTTTTGGTAGAGAGTTAGATGAATTGGCTCTTGAGTTTTATAAGGAGGAGACAAATGACAGATATTGATTTGGATGCCTTAGTGAAGAGAGTTGATGCTCTTGAGAAAGAGCTTTTCATCGTGAACAGGTATATTGATACACAACTTAGGAATAAATATCATATCCAAGTTGACCCCAGTTACTGGCAAACTGAACCTCTATGGGGAGATAGAAACTTAGGTAAAGGTGGCTCTATTACAAGCACCTGTGCATTTGATTCACTGCCACCAGAAGATAGAATGAAGCCTATGGGATTGTCGTGTGGTTGTCCTAAATGTACACCTTATAGTATGAATACTAAGCTTGCAGATTGTGTTTCTACTACTTATCTCCCAATACCACCAACTACTGAATATATTGGAGGTAAAAAGAAATGAATAGTGAAGAGCTTTATTGGAGCTATAGCAACTACTCACTTCTTGTGCAAGTGGGAGTGTTTGCCAATATCTGGTTAACTCAGATTACTGGAGGTATTTGATGACTGATAAAGATGACAATATATATCAATTCCCAAGTAGAGAAAACACTCCACACAAAGTATCATCTGGTGATGTACATATCAGTGAGCAGAGTTTGAGAGCACACTTTGAGTTCTTTCTTGGCACGCTTGATGCTAGTCTTGATAGCTTTCAAACTCTTAATGCGGCAGAGAAGTACAATCTTTACGCTACGTTAGTTGAGTTTAGTCATGTGAGTTTAGAATCATATCTTAAATTGAAAGGAGAATAAGTTGACTCGACATTTGTTTATTCCAGATGTACAAGCAAAAGATGGTGTACCACTTCAGCATCTTGAAGCATTGGGAAATTACATCGTTAAAAAACAACCAGAAGTTATTGTAATGATCGGCGATTGGGCAGATATGCCTAGTTTAAGTTCCTATGATGTGGGTAAGAAGTCTTTCGAGGGTCGTATGTATACGAAAGATATTGAATCTTCACGTAAAGCAATGGATGTTTTACTAGGTCCACTCAAAGAATACAACATGCGGCAAGCATTGAACCGTAAGAAGCAGTATAAACCACGAATGGTTATGTGCTACGGAAATCATGACCAGGCGCGGATTGAGCGGGCTATTGAGAATGATCGTAAACTAGAAGGTCTTATTTCAGTTGATGACCTTGGCTTTGCTGAAGCAGGCTGGGAGTGTCATGATTTTCTAGAGATTGTCAATATCGATGGTATTCGGTATAGTCATTACTTTGTTAATCCAAATAGCTTGCTGAAAAACTGTGTAGGTGGTAATATTGATGCTAAGTTGAAGAACTTGGGTTGGTCATTCAGCATGGGCCATCAACAAACGCTGCAATACGGTATTCAGTTCCTACCAGATGGTGAGGCACGACAAGGGCTTGTAGCTGGTGCATTTTATATGCATGATGAAGGTTACATGGGAAGCCAAGGGAATAAGTCTCACTGGCGTGGTGTTGTCATGAAGAACCAAGTGAGCGAGGGTAAATATGATCCTTGTTTTGTTTCTCTTAAATACCTATTAGAAAAATATTTGTAAGGAGTAAATATGAATAGTGATTTGAAATCTGGTGATGTTGTTTTGATTAAAGAGACTGGTTGGGGTTTATTAGAGCAGGATTGTTCTAAATATGTAGAACTTATTTCTTTTACTGATGAGGGATACTATGGGGAACCGGGTTGGACTATCAAAGCCTACGACTCTGGATTGTGGACTAGTAAGCCCGGGAATGCAGAGGGTTATATTGGTGTTGAAAGTTTTGGTACAAACCCACTAGTCCTTCTGAATACTAAAGAAGACAGTGTTGAGGTTTACACAACCAACCCACTATCGGCACTAGACAAGCAAGTGAGTGGGGGCCATTACAAAGGTTGTAAGATTCAACCAGTTGAGTATATTCAAGCTAACGGTCTTGATTACTTCCAAGGGAATGTGATTAAATACACAACTCGCCACAAGCTGAAGAATGGTAAGGCTGATATTGAAAAGGCAATTCACTACCTTGAACTGATCTTGGAACTACAGTATGGTGACTAAGCCCATCTTGGGGTGCGATGTTGACCTCTGTGTTTGCCCCTCTGATGAGGGGTGGATACAGTACCTTCAATACCACAATGGATTTGAGAATGAAGTAGAAATCGTCGGGGAATTACCATACAATTTAAGTGAGTTGTTCCCCTCTGTGGCTGACCCATTGCACTACTGGAGAACGCTTGATTACAGTCAGTTTTCCCCGATACAAGGTAGTGTTGAAGCGCTTGAAAAGCTCTCTGAGCACTTCGATATCTTCTTCATCAGCCAACACAAGGGAATGCACAGCAAGACTAAGTACTATTGGCTGGATGAGTGGTTTCCTTTTAAGTCTGGTGTAATGCTCACTAAAGAGAAGTGGGGAATGAATGGCTCTGTTGTAGCAATGATTGATGATCGTATGAGTCAATTAAAGGGGTTTGACAAAGAGAAGCGAATACTGTTTAATACACCATATACACAAGATGTTCAGTGTGAAGTTGAAATGTCATTTGGTGTTTGGGATGATGAAGTTGTTAATAAGATTTGTAGTCGATATTTATAAGGAGGGAGTATGTCTGAGTTTGATGATATTCATGAGACAATTTCTAAGATTAAAGAGAAGCTTAGTAAAGAGGCTAAGTTTGCTCGTGGTACAATGTGGAATGGGCAAGGTGTACAGATTTGGGAGGAACCAATTGAAGAGTACCGAACGCGAATGCTTGAGTTGGGTGGTGAGTATCTAGAATACCTGAATGAAAAGAGGCAGGATATTTTCGATAGTATGACTAAAGAAGTGAATGAGTTGTCGGATGTTATTAATGAATTTGAAATTAAACTGAAGGAGAAACAGTGAGTAACTACCGTGTAACTAAATTTAATGTAATCAGCGGCAATGCACCACACATGGGGGCTGATTATGAATACTGGAAACAACTGAAGCATCAAGCAGAACGTGTGTATGAGGAGGCAAAAGAACTTCTTGATGCTTGTGAAGAAGAGAACATGCAGGCTGTACTTGATGGATTCCTTGATGTACGCTACACTAATGAATACATGGAAGACTTGCTAATCGCTGGGGAAGTAGACACTAAGAAAGCGTGGGACGCTGTATGTGAGAACAATGATAGCAAGTTCACTACAAGCTATACTTATGCCGCTGAGAGTAAGGAATGCCTTGCAGATAAAGGAGAAGAGTGTTATGTTGAGTCTGTACAGTATGATGGAGAGCTTTACTACACTGTAAAACGTAATGTAGATAACAAGGTAATGAAGTTGAAGCATCATGAGTCACCGGATATTGGCAAGTTTGTTCCAGAGGTTTACAAATGAAACTACCAAGTGACAAATATTTCTTTTGGGTTGATTCAGAGGAAACCTTCAATAGTTTTAAAGCTACAGGTATGATGTATGAACTAGAAGTGTTTGCAGCCGATACTTGGCAACAGCACTTGGAGATGCTAGAATACAAAAAGAATTTGGAAGATAAAGGAGAGGAAGAATGAGTCAGATTAAAGTGGAATATATTAACCATTGTGGTGACGATCTTTCGGTGGTTGATGCAGCAAGAACTTCTTTTGATAAGCAGAGTGAGCTGGAGCATGATTACTATGATGAGGAGGGTGGGCTTTGTTGGGATGAAAAGGGGCACCTCAAGGTTTCAGATGTAAAGCTTATTAATTACCTTGCCAAACACAAGCACTTCAGCCCATTCAACCACAGCTTTATCAGTGTTCGTGTAAAAGCACCAGTGTTTGTAGCACGTCAACTGGTGAAGCATAAGTTTATGCCTTGGAATGAAGTTAGTCGTCGGTATGTAAAAGATGACCCTGAGTTCTACACACCTGAGTCATGGCGTAAGGCTGCTGAGAATGTAAAGCAAGGTAGTTCTGAAGAAGCTGTGGATATTAGTGTAATTGATCATATTGAGAACGTTGAAGGTAATTGCATCTATCGTCCTGAAGAAGTAAACAAAGCAGCACTAGAGACATACAATACACTACTTGATTTAGGCGTTTGTGCAGAGGAAGCACGCATGGTATTGCCACAATCAATGATGACGACTTGGGTATGGAGTGGTACACTTGGTGCGTTCTGCGATATGCTCAAGCTACGCTTAAAGAAAGATACCCAATATGAAACTAGAATTGTGGCTGAACAAGTAGCTGACATTGTAAAAGAACTTTTCCCTGTTAGTTACAAAGCATTACTAGAGGAGAACTAAAATGAAAGAACAAACTTTCCCATTTAAAGAGTTAGCTGATTATCCACTTGATATCTGGCTCAACGACTTAATGAACCTGATTAAGAAACGCAGCTTCTTCAACATTAAGAAAGAGGATGCCTTTCTCATCTTCTGCGACAATGCTGCTGAGTTTATGGAAATGTACTGTAATGGCGACAGTCCACGAGAAGCGATTGAAGAATTTAATAATGATGAATAAGGAGTAACATATGAGTACACCACGATCAATCTCGTTGTATGACCTAATGCAATACGATGTAGCTAAGAAAGCAATCCTGAATGAAGATAAGAAAACTCTAGAAGCTGTTCTATATTCCCTTGGGCTAGACACTGAACAACCCTACCACATTGATGAATGTAACCATCGACCACTAACAAAGAAAGACAATACACCGTGGTTTGGTGGTCGGTATAACGGGGTAGAGCGAACTGATCGTCAGTGGGAGTTGTCTGGTAATATGTCATGGGAATGTAAGGTAGCTTGTATCCGTGACCCTGAACTACGAAGTGAACTTATTATGATGGGTAATCAAGGAAGTGCTGATAAAGCCTTTGTTGATGAGAAAGCTGGTAAGTCTGCTGTTAATAATGAACGAAATAAAAACAACTGAGTAAATAAGGAGTAGGACTTGTTAAAAAATGTGATCAAATACGATGGGAGTATTGAAGAGTTTCGAGCAGAGAAGCTTAATAAGTGGGCACAATATGCAACCAAGACTGGAGGGGACTGGTCGGAGATTGCACTCTCAACTTACAAACGTCTACCAGAGACAGCTAAAGCATCGGATATTCACCAGACAATGATTAATGTTTGTTTGGACAAGGAAGAGATTGGTTACTCTCGTATTGCAGCACGTCTAGAACAGGCCAGCCTGCGAAAGAATATGGAGCGGTTACTTGGAGTGAGTGATCAGGATAGCTTTGAAACTATCTACAATGCCATGATTAAAAATGGTGTGTGGGATAAGGAGACAATGCCACAATATAACGCAGTATGGGAGGGTTGGTACAAAGAGGTTTATCAGAATCATCTAGAATACTGGCAGATTGTTCAATGGGGGGATAAGTATGCTATTCGTAAAGGTGGTGTACCTGTAGAGACTCCTCATATTGGTTGTCTTGGTATTGGACTAGGATTACATGGGGACTCTAAGGATGCTTTTGATCTAGCTAAAGCTTTGATTGAGGGTAAAGTAAATCTCCCTACACCCGCACTCAATGGTATCCGTACAGGGGACTTTGACACCATTAGTTGCTGCATTATTACAGGCGGAGATACCGTAGACAGTATTGGTGTTGCAGAACACATTGCCTATAAGATGACAGCAAAGAAAGCTGGTATTGGTATTGAGTTTGACACACGCTCTAAGGGTTCCCCTGTAAAGGGTGGTGCTGTAGAGCATCTTGGTAAACATAGCATCTACGCTACACTTGATAAAGCAGTTAAGATGTTTACTCAAGTCTCTCGCGGTGGTAGTGCAACAGTAACGTTTAAGTGTATTGATCCTGAAGTTGAAAGCATTGTAATGTGGAAGACTCAGCGAGTGGATATTGAAACCCGTCTGGATAAGATGGACTATAGTTTTGCTTACAATGATGCTTTTTTACAGGCTGTAATTAACAATGAAGACTGGTATTTGTTTGACCTAGTTGAAGCCCCAGAAGCTCACGATGCTTTCTATGTCTTGAAAGCTGTTGAATATAATGAAGTTGTAAATAAAGCCATCGCCTGTGGTAAGAAGTTTAAGAAACTTAAAGCACGAGACTTGTTGAAGAGTGTATTGATTGCACGTAATGAGACTGGTCGCGTCTACTCAATTAACGTCACTCGTGTAAATGAACATACACCTTTTATCGATATAGTTCGTCTGTCTAACTTGTGCCAAGAAATTTGTCTAGTAACAAAGTCTTATAAAGATATGCAAGACCTTTATGCAGAGCAGTCCAGCGGAGAGACAGCTTTTTGTACACTGGCCGCCATCAATGCTGCTAAGGTTGCATTTGCCGAATATGAACATATTGCAAGTGTTGCCCTGAAAGCTGTAGATAAGATGATTGACAAAGCACCAATGATGACAAACTCTATGAAAGCCAGCATTATGAAACGACGAAGTGCGGGTATTGGTATCACAGGGCTTGCATCTGCTTTGTATAAGAATGGATTGGATTATGATGGTAGTGAAGAGTCTTTCAACTTCGTAAGCAAGCTTGCAGAATATCACTACTTCTATTTACTGAAAGCTTCACAGCAATTGAGTAAAGAGAGTGGCTATGTTGTAGAAGGTATTAAGAAAGATTGGCTCCCTATGGACACAAGATTCAACAAGGGTTATATTCCTGTACTTGATTGGGAATCGCTGAGGGGTAAAGGGCGTAAGCATTCAGTGCTGGTAGCTCACATGCCTACTGAGTCAAGTGCTTTGTTCTGTGATGCACCAAACAGTTTATACCCGATTCGTCAACCTGTAATTAATAAGAAGTCCCGTAAAGGTGTTATTCAATATATATGTAAAGAGTGGTCGAAAGGTAATCTACTGGCTTGGGATGTTGACAACACAACGCTAGCAAAGTATTATTCCCGAGTTCAAGATTTCTCAGATCAGGCTATTAGTGCAGATTACTACTTTGACCCAAGTAAATATGAGGATGAGAAGAAGCCACTCAGTGAACTTATGAAAGAATGGGTTGCTCAGGCTAAGCTTGGCAACAAAACCCAATACTACATGAATACTCGTGATTACAATGGCGGTGGCATCCAAGAGCTTCTTGGTGCTGAAGAAGAGGAAGAGGCTTGCGAAAGCTGCAAACTTTAATATACTACAAGGGCTACACACGTAGCCCTCTTTAGGAGATAAATGTGTCTGTATTTAATGTAAATAATAAAGGATTTGAAACAAACAAATACCCGCTGTTTCTTGGAGAAGACTTAGGACTGTTTGATACAATCAATGTGGCTTATCCAGAACTTGAAGATCTGTACCAAAAACAGGTAAGTCAAATCTGGAATGAGAATGAGGTATCTCTTAGCCAAGATAAACAAGACATGATCAATGCACCAAAAGATGTTGTTGACCTAATGGTGAAAACTATCTCGTGGCAGTTTCTTGCAGATTCTGTGGCATCTAAGTCTATTGCTGGTCTGTTGATGCGTTATGTGACTAACTCTGAACTAGAGGGTATGATTAACGCATGGAGTTTCTTTGAGACAATCCATGCTCGGACATACAGTCATATTGTCAAACAGACTGTTCTGAACCCAAACCAAGTGCTACGTGATACTTATAATAACGTAGATATTGTCTCTCGTAGCGAAGCCATTGTTAGAGCATTTGATCAACTTGAATCACTACCAACCACGGCTACCTTGGAAGAGAAACGTAAGGCTATTGCTCTTGCATTTACTGCACTGTTTGCCCTTGAGGCAATTGCATTCATGAGTAGTTTCGCCGTTACTTTTGCTATTGCTGAGACTGGTATCTTTCAAGGCATTGGCTCTTTAGTAACCCTGATTGCTCGTGATGAAGTCTTGCATACTCGTATGGACTACGCAATCTTAAACATCCTTAAACAAGACAAAGAGTGGTTGAAGACTTTCTCTGAACTTAAAGATGAGATTAAGGGTGTATTGGATGCAATCACTGCACAAGAAGTAAAGAATGCAAAGTATCTCTTCAGTGAGGGTAGGCAGGTGATTGGCCTTACTGCTGAATTACTTCAAGAGTACACACTCTATATGGCTAAGCCCCTGTATGATGCGTTGGGTATCCCATTTGATTTCCAAGTGATTGAAAAGAATCCATGCTCTTACATGGATAAGTATATTGACAGCTCAAAGATGCAGGTTGCACCACAAGAGATTCAGTTAACCTCCTACAAAGTTGGGTCTGTGAAAGATGATACTGATAACATCGACTTTGATGACTTAGGCTTTTAAATATAAATCTGAGGGTAAAATAATGTTTGTTGTATACGGGAAAGAAAATTGTACATATTGCGTTCAAGCAACTGCTCTGCTAGAATCTAGGGGGTTGCTGTTTGAATACAAGAAGGTGGGTGAGGATGTGTCTCGTGAGGATTTCTTTTTATTGTTTGAAAAGCTAGACTTACCAGCGCCGAGGGCAGTCCCTCAAATCTTTAAACTAGAGCAGTACGTAGGTGGATTCAAAGAGCTTAAAGAAAGCTTGACAGCCACCTAAATCTAGCTTAACATTAACTCCATGATCTTAACGGGTCGTGGAGTTTTTATTTACTGGAGGATAAATATTATGAAGACAAAAGAAGAGTTCGAGGAGTTGTTCAGACAAGAGGAATATTTTGAACAGTACGAGTTGGCTATTGGATATGGCGGTAACTATAAATATTCGGATACACAAGATAAATACAAAGACTATTTAGAAGGCAGGTATCCGTATGTTAAGCTACCAGACTACATTGAACGTGAAGTTAGTCGTCTTGTACTCTGTTCATCTGAATTCAGTAAGCTAGCAAGTGATTATTATAATAGAGCATCCGAAATTCGGAGGGGTAAACACTGGGATACAATAATTGACTTTGGAGCTTTATCGGAGGATAATAAATGATTATCCCAACAATCTACCACATCTATGAGCTATACGAAGAAGACCCTGATGATGTACGAACATTCCATTGTGGTTACTACATCACTAAGGAGGCAATGGAAGCTAAACTGAAATACCTTAACCACACAAATATGTATTCCTATATCAGCTATCACGTATGTGAATTACAGTTTATGGATGCTGATGGGAAAGAAGATTTACCAGAATTTACACAACAGACAATTCATTGAGGAGAAAGAGAATGGAATTCCAGAAGTTCAGTAGCTTGGAAAACACTTATCGTCAGAATCTGATTGACAAGGTTCAGTATGAAGGGAAAGATGGCGGCCTGTGGATTGCCACTGAGAAACTACACGGAGCTAACTTTAGCTTTTGGTGTGATGGTACGGAAGTGAAGGTTGCTAGTCGTACTCAGTTTGTTGACGGTACGTTCTTCAACTGTCAGGCTGTAATTAATAAGTATCAAGATAAGGTTATGTCTTTATGGGAAGTACTGTCGAAAACAGAAGATTGGACAGACCTGACCCTAGTTATTTATGGTGAATTGTTTGGCGGCAACATCCAAAAAGAAGTTGAGTATGGTGAAAAAGACTTCCGTGCCTTTGATATGAGACTTAATGGTTTGGTACAGAACAAACTTAAACAGAGGTCTATGTGTGAAGGTATCGGAATTCCTAATGTCCCGTTCATCTCATCTGGCACTTTCGCTGAGGGTCTAGCTCTACCAAACACGTTTAAGTCTCTGCTAACACCAGAAGGTTATGAAGAAGATAACACGTCTGAGGGATTGGTAATTGAACCTGTAGAACCAGCTTGGCTTGATAACGGTAATCGTATTTACTTCAAGAATAAGACTGAAAGCTTTAGTGAGAAGAAGTCTAAACCAAAGAATGAAGTGTTTGAATTGTCTGAGGACTTGTCAGACTTGTTGAACAGTATCCTTGAGTATAATACAGAACAACGAGTGTGCAATGTAGTCAGTAAGTTTGGTCAAGTGACTAACAAAGACTTCGGTAAGATTCTTGGTCTTACTGTACAAGATATCTTGGAAGACTTTACAAAGGAAACTGAACGTGAACCTAAAGTGGAAGCAGAAGATAATTGGAAGCAATTCAATAAGCTCTTGTCCAATGAAGTTGGTAAGACAGTACGTGTAGAGTTTCTAAAACATTTGGATAATTAAGGAGAATAAAATGAAAATTGAAACAAAGAAACAGGAATTCCAACCAGTTGTTATTACTCTTGAGTCTCAGGAGGAAGTAGATATGTTGGGAGATGTAATTTCAGTAGTATTTAATAATGTCAGTAGTGATGTAGTTCATGGGACTGTTGAGTGGAAAGTGATGGAATTTCTTCGTGAGATGGAGGTTAAATTTGACCCACTAGTTTCAGATAATGAAATATTAACGTACTTTCAAGCTCCGGCAGATTATATTAGTTTCAAATAACAAAAAGCCCCCAACCGTGAGGAAGGGGGCAATATTCTGAGGCTAGGTGTTGGCGCACCTTTTATTATTTATTGTTATTAGATTTTCTATCTTCACTGTTCACAATATTAGTATTGTTATTGGTGATAGTGTTTATAATTCTATTAGTGTTTTTATTATCTTTTTCTAACTTCTCAACTTTCTGTTCTAGAAGGTTAACCTTATGAGTTGTACTAACTTGGTATGTGTCTTGTGTTTCACCAAGCTTATTAATTCTACCTTCCATATATTGAATATTAGTAGACATGACTTTGGTTACTTCAAGACGTAGAGCTTCTATGTTCAACTGAGTGTTATTATTATTGTCTGAAACTTTCATATCTCTCAATAAGATTGTAATCAATAGAACAGCCAGTAACAGAAATGTAAGGTCTACGATATTTCTTAGCATACTGCATTCCTTGTGCTAAAAACTGTAGCCATCGCCGGCCTTTATTAATTTTATCGTCTTGGTGAGCTATCAATCTTATTAAAGAGAATATCCATACGAGCCAGGATATCTGTTTGCATCCCTTCAATCCGATTCATAATCCTAGCTTCAGTGTCTTTAAGATCAGACTTGTTCACCTTGTCGATGTAGAGGAATTGAACTTTCTCTTCCATCTTTTCAATCTGAGCCTTCTGGTCATTATAGGCAAGGCATAGAAGAGCAATAATAACTCCACAAGCCCATAACCCAAACTTTTCCCAGTAGGTATTTAACCGACTATTTGCTGTCTGTGTTGTCATTCTTATAAAGCTCCACTACTTTTCTTTTATGCTCCCTCTGTTTTTCAAGGAGAAGTTTATATTGGGAAAGGCAGCTTGTGTTGTAGATGTATCCACTAGCTAAACTCCGAACAGTGTCACCTGCTGTAGCTAGTCCACAAGGGTCTACAAGCAAGCTGTCAGGGGTTAGGATTGGTTTGTCTCTGTACACGATTATCTGTTGAGGAGAGCACGCTGATAATGCTACTAGGCAGCCTATCATCAACGTCAGCAACATTGCTTTTAACATCATCAACTGTTACCTCAACTTTCTTAGGAGTGCTTGGGATACTTTGTATGGAGGATAATTCCTTATCCCTTTCTTCTACAGACTGATTATTCTCAATCTGAAAAGATGTGGCTACACTGTCAGCTATAACACAAGCTTTATCGGCTAATTCCTTAGCCTTTAGCTGCTCTAGAATCGTTTTCTCTGCTTCTTTGAGGCTATATACTGCTTCGGCCCTAGCGTCATAATAATGCTTAGAAACCATCAACATAAGTCCATTTAAGGCTATGGAAGCTAAGAGAGTTATGATGAGGGGTTTGACTGTCAGACTACTGAACATCTTTTTCATCCCCGAGTAAGCCATCATCAATATTCTGATCCACAAAACGACCAGCAAGCCCAGCCATACCAAAGGCAATAGCAAGACAACAAAGGAGAGGAAGGGCAATCTCACTTGATAACACTCCCAATACAGACAGACCTGAGATGGATAAAGCAATTAGGAAATTAGCAGCCATACTCAAGAAAGAATAAGACTTAAGAACCTTCTTTTTGTTTGGTATTAATTTCATCGTACTCTCTCTTAAACTCTTTGTAGGATTGCTGTTTATCCCAACTCAACTCGCCCATGCAAAATGGCATCTCTTTATTTCTACGTTTGACAAGACCAGCTAATGTTTTACCACCTGCTTTAATCCAACGTGTAAGTTGTTTACAGGCCTCAACATGCTTCCCTTGATTCAGCAGCTTGAGAAGTGTTGAAGACTGGACATTACCAATCCCAAGGTTGAATGTGAAATCAGTAAGAGCTTGTTGTTGCCACTCTGATTTGTAAGGTACTTTGACAACCCTATCTAATTGAGCTTGGTGTTTTTTCCAATCTTGAGCTAACATTTCCATACATTCATCAAGAGTAAATGTTTGCCCAAGCTTCAACTTCCTATCCAGCCTCCCAACACAAACAGTGGGGAGTTGAACTGGGTCTAAATACACGCTAGTGTATAATCCTTCAGAGGGGATTGTGACATCGTAAACAAAGAATGCTGCTGGGGCACTAAGCCCCAGAGCAATAAATGAAACAATGAGTTTTTGTTTTAAGGTTGGACTCATCTATTTATTCTCAAAACATAACCATGACTTTAAATCCACCTGCCGGAAAATTCACTGGCGCTGCCGTTAGATTTGAAATAACAACCGTTACAGTATTTGCTGCGGATACATGAGCAGTCATCGTCACCCCTAAAATATCTGCGGTGTATGCGACTAGAGCATGCGCTCCGAGTTGTGCGCCCGTTACTGTAACGGATCGTGTCGTAGTAGAGCCTGCGGCCATTTCTACAATACCGGGGTCTATCAATCCGCCCATAAAGTTACCAGATGGCCTGATAACCGCAGCGCTTAATACTGCTGATGCCGGATCACTAGGTCCGCCAGATTGGTTTTGTACCCGCAGGGATACAACCCCGGGCGCTGACACGTAGCTGGTAATAGTGGGGCCTGTATACGACACATCTGTTGTGTGAAGTGTGAAATCACCAATTTGTGCACCTGCAACCGGTATGTTTACCGTTTGACCGGCTCCAGCAGCCAGCAAGGGGACATCAATTGCCAAGCTGCCGATAGACTGTACATGGTCATCCATTGCCATCCAGCGAATGCGCCCAGGAGCCAGCTGTAACGCCCCGCCACTTACATTCGAAACCCTAGCACGAACCTGGGTCGCAGCATCGGTTGCCACCGTCAAGTGCTGGTTTCCGATAGCCGTCTGATATGCGACTTGGAAAAAACTTGTTAGCGGTGTTTTTGCAGATCCCGACCCAATCAACGCAGAACTACCGTCAGCGGCAGACGCGGGGGTAACAGCCCGGTCAAGATATGGTGCGCGGGTCTTAAAGATGAACTCCCCGTGCTCGATATCAATTTCATGTTGTTGCGAGCTTATGATTCCAGTATCGATATCGTATGTATCGCGCTGGCTACCATTAGTGATAGTACACCCGCGCAGCCGAAACGCCCCAGTCTTGACGGATGCAGCACGGAAATAAAATGTTTGCGCCCCAGCCCCGCTGCTTACTATCAGCATGTCATTTAGCGAAAGTACTCCGCCGTTTTCCGTCCTAGTGAAATTACCGGGAGTCGCCTGATTAATAAGTATTTTGCCGCCGCGCACAAAGAAGCTGGCCCCACCCTTTGACCATATTGCTAGTTTTGCATTCTCAGATTCAAAACCATTGATCCACATTTCTGTATTTCTGATCCCTTCTAGATCGGCAACTTTGTTCCGGTTGAAGGTAAGGTGCGTGGCGTTCATGTTACAGCCTACACGGACTCCCACATTGCAGTCGTTCGTCAGAACGCCATCAATCATTGACCAGATTGACTGAGAGTTTTTGAAGTCTATACCCGCATCAACTGCGGAATGGATTTGACAATTGCGAATTGTGTACTCGTCATTGTTTCCGTCAATCGCACCTCCGATCACGATGCCATTCGTGATTTTTCCTGCTGGCGTGGCGTCCGTGCTGCCACCCGTGGTGGTATCCGTCAGCCATCTGCGGCCGATTATGACCCGCTCGACGACGTGGTTTTCGTTTGTTCCTAAAGTTGCAAGTGGGGCCTCTGCTTCGAAATAGATCGCAGCGCTTGGGGTGTTAGTGATATCTCCAAGCAGGATCATGTCGGAGATACGGCATCGTGAAGAATCGACCACCCGGACCATCGGCAGACCTGCTGTCCCAGTCCATTTAAGCAGTCCTTCACTGCCGGACAGATCAAGGGTTTTTTGAAGGATCTGGATAGTTGAGCTGATAGCAGCAGCCCTGCCGTTAAGCAGATCAATGCGGCCACGCCCAACTACTGTTGGGGATACATATGTAGAATCAACATATGCCTGTAATGCTGTAGAATTATCTGTTCCAGTAGAATCATCCCAATCATATACAATGATTGGATTTAAACTTGGAGTGTAATTCAAGTACCCCCCAACAGTAGTTGTTGGGTATATCAATGCAGGATCAAAACCTACGAGAGATGCACCTTTTGTCTGGTCAACACTATCAGCTAAATCTGTCCGCAAGACATCAGTATATGCTTGGCTGTTAGCTTCTACAACATCTAGTGCTGATTGTGAAGCAAAAAAGGCAACATCTTCAAAAGCTGCTGTACCAAGCTGGGAAGCTGTTAATTCTAGTGAATCTAATCTAATATCTAAGTCTGATGGGCTATCTATTTGTACAAGATTTACCCCATTAAATTGCCAGACATCTCCACTAGGCTTAACAATAACTGAAAACCATTTAGGGACAGGGCAACTATAATAAGTAGTACCTACTGCAAAATATAGGCGGTTATCTACTGTGTTGTAATGTGCTTGCCCATTTACAGCAGGAGGGAGGGATGCAACAATACTATCCACATTACGATCAAAAAGAAAAGAGAACTTAAGTAAGTTCTGATCCATACCAGGGTTCCAGCCAGATTCTCCAAAACTCCAACCATATGCCCCCTCAACCCAAGGGGATTGTTGTTGTGACATTTAAAACTCCTTACGCGTCTGGTGGTGTTGGCCGGAAATTGGTGTCCGGAAAGTTGGGGTGTTCAGGCCACCGCCTTAGTAGTTTTCTATATGTTCTCCACTCTGTTATAGAACTTCTAGCAGTAGAATCAGAATCTTGTAGTTTATATATCTCTATATCGCAATAGGTAAGCTCCGAATTCCTCCATTTACGCTCTAAGGCTTGGTAATTCTCAGATTGGTCATATTGTTCTGTGACTAAGCTACCATTTTTTGTAGATAGTTTATAACCTTTGCCTTGCTTTACTAGGACATCCTCATACTCTAGTTTAGACAATTCAATGGCGTCCTTCGGAATTTGTTCATTAAACGGTTTGATGTAAAAACCGTTTGTACTTTGACTGAAAAAATATTGCATATTAAATTCCTATGGTCATATATAAAACAGTGTTCCCCCCAACCTCCGCTGAATATTTAAAACCGGAAGTTGTTGGTACAGCAGTTCTCCAAACAGCAGCAGAGGATGCAGCAGAGGATGCTCCTGTAAATACAACAGAAAATACTGATGTTGGGAAGGTTAAAGGAAAACTTACAGTTTGTTCTGTGAGGGCTGTTCCTGTAACATGGGCACCCCATTGAATTATCAATCCATTCGGAAGTTTTTGGAAGCCGTTAGTAGAAATACTCTGATTTAACCCTTGAAAAGCTTCTTTTAGTCTTAGTGGTGTAATTAACGTGGTATTTGATACAAATGATTGTGCTTGTGCTGTTGATGCTACAGTTGTTTTAGCATCAACTTCTGCTTGGGTATAAGTCTGTGCTTGAGAGTATACACTTAGATTAGTCCGAGCAGTCGCTGTGTTTGTAAGGTCTGCAAGATTCTGAGCTTTAGCTAAATAAAGACTATCTGTCTCAGTCTTAGTGTAGAAATCACCAGCCGAAGCGAATGCAATAATCCAATAAGTATTAGTTACATCCAGCTCTGGGTCTTGGTTGGTATGAGTAAGAATACAACGGTAGACAGTACCATTAGTTGTGCCTTGTACATAGCTTTTATTTGCTTGATATTCAGTCTCAGCATCCCAATCTACCATACCGAGTTGGTTGGCATGAGCCATGAAGCCATCTTGTTTATTCTGGGAGTAGTTTTCCCATTGGCGTGGTGGAATTTCAACCCCCCAACCAGTTTGATATTTTGTATCACCCGGATCAAGGATATCACCGGCAGATGCCCAAACGATATTCATGCCAGATGGTTTTGAATTAAAAGCCATTATTTATCCTCAAAGTTAAAATAAGGTAGCGTATGTTCCGCCACCTATAATTGCAAAATCTGAATCACCGTAACCAAGTCCATATCCAAGTCCATAGCCATATGTTCCTGTCAAATCACCATAACCTTTAGCACCTGGAGCACCTTGGAAACCAAAGTAATCATCGGCTAGGAAGTAACCAAAATTAACCCTAACACCAACAGTTTTTGGAATAAGTCTTGATGGATACCCTGCACTAGATGATGTATAGTTCAACAACACCTGCTCGAAAGCTGTAAGCTCTCTGCCAAATAGAATGGTATACTCTGCTTCGCCTTCTGCAAGATACGCTGTAGTAGCTGTACCAAACAAGAAGTTAATGAAAGCAATAAATTCTTCAGGAGTAGATGCTGTATTATTCTTTAGAATCTTAGCTTTGATGAACAGACGATATGTTTCATCATCAAGGAGAATGTTGCCACCAAGAGGTTGTCCAAAGTCATACCATCTACTACCAACTGCCGGATTACCAAAATCCCCGTAGCCACCAGCTTTCAACGCACCTTGGAAACCAAAGAAGTCAAATAGATCAGCAGAGATTAGTTCTCTTGGTTGACCAACAATCTCCCCAATAATATCTAGTGTTGCCCCAGTAGCTTCATCAATACTTCTTTTCTGAAGTAAGTCTTTGAATACCTCTTGGATTGTATATTGTTGGTCAATGATTAGTTGTAGGTAACGGTCTAGGATATCTTTATCCTTGAACTGTTCAGTGATTTGGCTTCTTGCTGTCTCTAGATAATCCTCCGAATCAAAAGGAATAATCATGTCTACTCCTTATGCCACATTAATTATAAGATTTACAGTTTCAAAGCTGGCAATACCATTGAACGGAACGATTATATTGGCAGTAGTTGCAGGCGCTGGGGATGTACCAATAAACATACTGTCTACCTGATGTCCCGGAACTTCGTTAACAGGAGTAAATAGCCGAGAGAAAATAACGTCTCTACCAACACCAAGATTGTCACCGGCATAAGACTGAATATTACTTTGAATCTGGGCTACACCATCACCGGGGAAGGTAGTTGGGTCTTCAGGGTTCAAGCTTAAATTGATAATCATGTAGATTGTCACAGGGTTTGGTCTTTCAAAACCAATGTCATGTGGGAAGCCTTGGGTATCAGTAACACTAATTACTGTGTTACCTTGACTTCTAATGCCCATTGGTTTATTTTCCCAGATAGTGTCAGCAATTAACTGAGAGCTACCACCAAGTACAATAGGAAGGAAACTATGAGGAAGGACACCATTAGAGTCTGTGATGTCAGTGTCATTCTCGTAGATAGCTACTTCATCAACACCTGTAAGATTAAGTAGTGCTGAGTACAGACTGTCTAGGATGTTACTTGAACGTTCTAGTTTAGTATTACGAAACCTAATGCGAAGCTCTTCATCAGTTTCCTTAAGAGTACCGGCAGATGCTTCAAGTGGGTTTGTAACACTATCCCAACCAAGGACAGGAGTAATAATCTGCGTGATTGTGTTAGCTTCTTGCTCTAGAGGACCATCAGCGGTTGCCTGTAGACTACCAATCTTCTTCACTTTAGTAATGTTTAAACGAGTACCAGTAGAGAACGTACTTGCTTGAAATACATCAACTCTGTCTACAACAAGAGTAGTTCCTACAACTGTAGCAATTAGCAAAGGATGTGAAGATGTTATCTCAGCTTGTAAACCAGCTAGGATGTTGGCTGTTGTAGCACCAACACCTGAGTTGTAGGTAACTGTGTTTGTTGTTGTAGTGCTGACAGTATAGTTGATTGTATAGTTAACACTATCGGTTACAGTCAGAACAGCAACGGTGATACCAGCAGCCAACGATGGAGATAATGCAACGCTGTCCGTTACAGTGAATTGAGTACCTGTAACTGGAGCTGCTACTGTATTACCTGCTGGAATCAGAGTACCATTACTACCAGCAAACAAACCAATGGCTGTTGTAGCTGAAGCACCTTGACGACTAATGCCGCCATATTGAACAATGTTATCTAGAGCAATACCAGTGGCTGAATTAGGATCAAGAGCGCTGTAGGACTGTTGGGCTACTTCCCAAAGGTCAGCATCACCAAAGGCATCCATATTGATTAGACGACCAAGTACAGAGCTGTCTGATACGTCCACTACATCGCCGGGGGCTACCAGATCACCAAACAACTCTCTTGCTTTCACCCTTTGCTCTGTTAGAATATCTTGTAAGCGTTTGAGGACGAATCCTTCTGGAGTTATGCCAAATGCCATGTAATTTCCTCAGAATATTTCCCTGATTGACTACAGGGTGATTGTAATTGGAGTTGTTTCTTCACCGCTAACAACCTTCACTCTGAAAGTCATTGAGTAATTTCTATTTACTAGAGTTGAAGAAAAGGATGTGATTTCTTTCACACCGGTTTCTAGAAGGATTTGTTGTTGGAACAAAAGGTCAACTGCTGCTTTAGTTGTCTTCTTACCTAGAATCTGTTGCCAGTAGGGAACACCATATGTTGTATTAAAAACATACTCTTCTTGGAAAGTTAGCAGACGAATCTTAAGTCGTTGTGCAGTTGTCTGAGTATACGGCTGAGTGGTATACTCTTTTGTAAGAGGCCCATTGAAGAATATAGCATCGTGAGTGCTTTCATCTAGTAGAATATCAATGATACTTCTCCTTATGGATTAGATGGGCCAGGGCCAGGGATGTGATCATGCGTATCAAAGGCAATACCATTAAAGGTGCTTGTACCTGTTAAGATATAAGAGCCAGTGATGTTGTAATTACCAGTCTGATTAATGTCACCAATCCAAGTTGTAGTTGGGGATGTAACAGTAATAGAAGTAGAGGCATCCAGACTAAAGTTAGCACAAGTCATTGTTATATCAGCCTGAGCAGTCACAGTAGCATTATTGCAATTCACTTCAACATTCTGTTGAGTGTTGACGATAACGTCACCAGAAGCCTTAAGTCTTACTTCGTTTTCTTGACCTGTACCGATGTTATTTACTAAGACAGCATCTAGTGTACTATGAGGCCAGAAACGTTTTTGAGGGTCATTGATTGAATTAGAAATAGTATGGATGCCGGGAATGGCAAAACAATCTTTCTTATCAAACTTCCTGAAATCTGTTGGTGTTACTTGTCTACCTGTTCCCCTTTTCCATGTATCCAACCCCCTCATGGAGAAGATAAGCAGAACAGAGTCACCTACATTAATTGGAAAGGTAAAAGCTGCTGTACTAGATGATGGGAACTGAAATGGAACATTAAGTACCACTGGACGTTCTTCTATAGAACCATTTTTATTTTTAATATTTAAAGTTGGTTGAACATCCAGCGTCATATCTTCTAGGTCATTACGAACAGTCACAACAATAGCTGGAATAGCTGTGTGGATGTTATTCATGTTATAACTAAAAGAGTTATTAAGAAGCTCTTGCATACTTTTTTCACGAGACACACTTAGCTCCTTATACTTTAATCTTTTGTGAACATCTTAAATCCGTATACCAATCATTACCACGCCATTGACCATATGTTCTGGTGGACTCTACTTTGTAGTATCCACCAAAGTTATCATCTTCTAGGAGAATGATAGAACCGGGAAGTATCTCAGGATTGAGAAGAATCTTCATTTGTACACCAGTCTTTTTAACTGGGTCTTTCTTGGCTCTGGCATGATCACCGCTAACAGCATATGGAAGTTCAATCAAACCAGTTGTCTTGTTAATTATAAATGATGTTGCAAGGTTATCTGTTGATGTGCCTGACATATCATTAGCGTAAAGAACACCATCATCAACATGCCACTCAACTTGCTGTGCTTCACTAATCTCATCTAACAGCTCTCTAGCTGTACCAGAGAGCGGATAACCATCTAACACAGGATTGTTTAGGTTAGTTCCGTTATACACCGCACGAGAAACACCGGGAAGCTCTTTACGAATCTCTTCAAGAACGTCTCTGTAGGTCTTACCGGGTGCTACATACTTACTTAGTGTTGAGTGGTTTAGTTCTGTATAAGCCGCACCCATACGAATCTGAGTGATACTATCTGTACCTGATTTGCGTGTAGTGGCTTCTGTTACTTGTCCAGCAAACAACCTTTTGATTGCAGTGTCATGATAACCAGCACTAAGTACAGCAGCAATATAATCTTTTTCTAAAAGCTTTTGTTTCTCTTTAGAAAGATTATAAACTTCAATTACACAACTGTTTGTCTTGTCTTTGTTTGAACTTGACTTGGAAACATCAAAGGAGATATTAAGTTCAGTGACTTCAAATCCATCACCTGTTTCAATATCACCAATGATTAACGAATATGCTCTATTCTTTTGGTAGATGATAGCCATTTATTCACCATCATCATAGATATAAAAGCACTTATAGTATTCAGATAACTCGAAAGGAAACTCTTTATATTTCTCAGTATTAATTGTACCGATAGGCTCTAACCAAATATAACCAGTAATTGGGGTCAGTACATAATCCAAGCCAATAATATAAGAAGGGACTAAACCAACACCAAGGATAAGTGGAGTACCATCTTCAAAGTTTAAATCAAAGAACCACTGAGCAGCCCTTTCATTATAATAAGCTCTGAAAATAAATGCTTCACCTTCTAATGCAATAGAGTAACTATAATCAGCATCAGTGAATAGAGGAAGTGGTACATATTGAACAGTCATTTGTATCTCCTTCCTTATTGTTTTCTTAGTGGATCAAGGTCTTCAGCAGGGGTAGCGGGCGCTGTAGTATCCCCTGCCTCTTGAGCAGCAGCACAGTCTTTAGGTGTACTTCCTTTCTTACCCTTCTTAGCTGTTGGTGTAACTTTCTTCTTTAGTGCGTTCTGAACATCTTGCGGTAGTTCTGTCTTTTCTAAAGTAGCGAATGTAACTTGTTCTAGACTGCAATCAAAATAAAGTGCATCACCAGTATTGACATCTTGTCTAATCTTAAAGTTGGTTAACACTAGATCAAAGACAATCGACTTAATATTATAACCATCAAACTCATAGATTTCTACTGTTTGGATGAAACTATCATACCTATCCGTCTTAGGGTTATACTTAACACCAGAGAGGATGCCGATGAGTGAATCCCTAACTTCTTCTGTGAAGTCATTCCTAAGACCATTATTACCAAGTTCAGCAATTGGATTACCAAGGTTTAGAAACTGACCAATCGAATCAGGAAGAAATTGTAAAAGACCAGAAGTACCACTATTTACTGAGATTGGTTCAGGTTGAGGGTTAGCATTGTTTGGTTGCAACCCTTGAAAGTCTCTAATCAAACTTGGGATTGGGGAGATATCAACACCAGAGATAACACCAGAAAGAGAGAATGTTGGATTCTCTCTAATGAAGTGATCTGTAATATTAGCCCCAGAGTCTACCGGGTGACTAGTTACTTTACCTTTATAATCTTGTGAGTATGCAGTGACAACATCGAAGTAAATAAAACCCGAAGGGTCTTCAGGGCGCTCTGTGCTGCCCCAGTGTAAGCCTAAACTCATAGACCCTCCTTATTGGGTTTGTGGATACATCTGCCATGCTTCGCCAAGAAGTTGCTCTTTAACTTGATATATAATTTTATCTGCAAGTTGTTGAGCGGACTCAGTAGGATTTTCACCAGCCCAATCACCCCCATTGACTTCCACATTAATAGAACCAATACTCATGGTATTTTGAGTGCTGTTTGGTTGCATTTCAGCTAATGCTTTCTCCCGCATTTGTGTATCATAGCCAGCAGGGTCTTTGTAATAAGGAGATGTAGGATCACCATAGACCGCTTGACCCCTAGCCTTAGCAGCACCAATATTCATAAGAGAATTATTTGCAAATGAACTTAGAGCAGCAACAGGGGTTGATGTATCTTGAGCAACTACTGTGGGAAATGCTCCCTCTCTCCAACGCTGAAACTCAGCCACTAGATTCATAATACCAGCAATCTCTTTGGCTGTTGCTTCTAGAGTTGGGAGCCAAGATGGAGTTTCAAATCCCATAATATCACCAAACAGATTCTTAATCTCTGTCCAGTCTTTAACTAGCTGGGCACTTACATCAGCACCTAACCAATCAGCAATTACGCTATCTCTCCCTTCTAATGCTCTTACAAAAGATTCCGGGAATAGAAGTAAGTCTCTTGCGTGTTTTGTTAGCTCATTAAATCCGCGAGCCATTCTTTCAACTAATCCAGAAGACTCACTCAATCCATCTGTGAATGTTCTAAAGATTCGTGAGAAACCTTCCTCAAGACCAGCCTTAGATGCAATATTAGTGAAGTCAGTAAGGAGGTTAACGGCTCTTGCTTGTTCAGCTTGAGAAGTCTTCATAGCAATGTCTAGTTTAGGCTTTGCTCTCTCTCTCAGAATTTCAGAAACAATAGGAAGGATATCAGACTTAACTCTACCTTCTGGAACTGCTTCCATAAGCGCTTGCATGGCCTCCTGTCCTTGCAATCCTCCACCTGTTTGGCGTTGCAAAGCTTCAGCGAATACCGACATAGTGCCCGGCATTGATTCAGCCATTTGCCTACGCAATTCCTCCATAGAGACAGTTCCTTTTGCCTCCATTTGAGATAGTGCGTTCATTACTAACTTTTGGCGAGCTGGCGATGTACCCATTGCTCTCGCATACTCAGCAAAGCCAAGATATGTGTTCTGAGCTTGGTCTAGTGTTCTACCAGCACCAAGGCTGTTAGATAGGAAGTTGTTATAATCTTGTGCTTGATCTAGATAACTAAAACCAATACGATTACCTTGTCCTCTCAACCATTCAAATGCTGCTGGTCCTTCTCCCTTTAAACCCTGCGCCTCAACTACGGCTTGTGTAGTCAATTGAGCGCTAATGATTTCTTGGTTAGCTCTATTAAGTGCAGACCCACCATAAAGAGTTGCACCACCAAGAATAGCAGGACCACCATAACGACTAAAGATTCCAGCAGACCCACCAGCAAGACCAGCTTGACGAGCTGAAAGACCTCCAGTTGGTTGCCCTAACGCTGCTGCTCTGCCAGTAACACCTCTAGGCTGTGTTACCCTAGGGTTCAATGTTAGATTCCTGTTTACGCCCAACATAGCCTGACGAATAGATGAATTAATATCTCTGGTCAGTCTACTCTGGTCTATCTGGAACCTATTTACAGGAAAAATTACCCTGCGACTAACATCATTGAAAGCTTTCTGTACTTCAAATTGAAGTCTATTAGTATTAAAAGCAAAATTGATATTAAATACACCATTACCAATCTTACCTTTTTTATGGAACTTAGCCAGTTTAGCTTCTAATAGTTTTAAATACCTATCTACCTTCTTAAGCGCAGCCATATCCGTAGACAAGGAAACCTTAGCATAGTAGCTTGAAATTTGTGTCATACTTTAATTCCACCATATTTTTCATAAATATTAATAACTTCATCAATGTATAGTGTGGATAAAGTTTCTGTATGACCATCTTTCATTTCAATCTTATTAATAACCCCACAAGGAAGTGTTGTTTTAATCTCAGATTCTGCTGCCTTACAATCTGTGACAGTGCTAAACTTCCAAACACCCAGCGATTTAATTGAAAATATACAAGCAAGCGCTTGTTGTTTCTCTCTATTTATTATGGAGGATGTTATGCCTATCTTAATTGCTACAATAGTTTCTTTATCATGCAGTCCATTTATGTAGGACAATGTTTGTTTATGTCGAAAGCATCCACAGGACATTCCACCTTTAAGAAGTGTACTATATAAAGTCTCAAAACTTTCTTTGCATTCACCACAGGTAACAAACCAATAAGGCTTGACTCCTTCTCTGTACCTCTCACAAGGAACAATTCTACCGCTTCTTTTAAAAACTGTTTCTTTATGGAAAGCACCAGTGTCGAAAAACCTTTTAATAACTTCATCTTCAGACTGGAGTAAAGTGTTTTTAACTTTATCTCGCCTAGCTTCTATGCACCGCCTGCCACCAGAAAGAAAGTCATTAATCACTTTAGATGTACAGATGTTGTGGCAAGGACATTCAATTAACACCCTTGACTTTACACCAATAAACTCTCCATCCCAACCCATGAACTTATAGTTATCTTCCGAGCAAGCTCTTTTTATCAGAATCTCGTATTGCTCTTTAGTCCTCTTTGGAGCTTTTGAGCAACCACATGGCATCCTACCGTCAAGTATTTTACTCTTAGTAATAAGAAATTCACCATTGCCATATAGTTCACTATCGCCAGAGCACTTATTACATTTGACTGTATACTTTCTGTTACTACCCACTAACTCACCAAACCAACCTATCACTACAAGTTGATTATCCACACCGAACTCATGCCCGACAAAATCATCTTCTAACTCTGATTTTTGCATAAATTATCTTATCCTTGGTTGGGCTTTTGGAGCTGATGCTTTCTTCTGTTCTTCTTTCAGTGTATCTTGTACATCTATCATCTCTAGCATGAAATACATATCTTCAACGCTATAGATTGTTTGTAGTTCATGTAAAGTGCAGAGCCTTGGTTCATACATTAACAAACGCATTACTTCAAAGCTTCCACTAAACTCCTCTGCTATTCTTTTTACTTCTGCTGTTTGTACTTGCGACTCACTAGCTTTTATTCTTCGCTTGAATCGCTTTCGACGTTTGGGCCTTCTTCTTCCATGTCACCGAAGTTATGCTTCATAATCTCACTAAGGAGTTTAAACATATGAGCATAACGACCAGCAAACATCTTATCAAAAGACTTTGCGTCAATATCCATACTACCCTTGGAAGCTCCCTTACAGATAACTTCACGAGTTAGTTCAGGGGTCATACCTTCAGTTTGCATCTTGTGTTGAATACCAAGACCAACCATTGCAGGGAATGTTTTGAGAATGTAGTTCTCACCATCAACTTCTTTTTCAACTTGTGCTAAAATCATTACCAATTTCCTCAGAATTTAAATAAGACCCGCAATATCAGAAATGGTACTGAGGGCTGAATCAAAGAGTGACGTGGACGGACGCAAATTGCCCCCAACAATCCAACCATCACTTGTGTTACAACGTATCGACCAAACTCGGTACTCAAAGGAATCACTAAACACCACTTCTGGATATTGAAGGATATATGCTTCGGATGAAGTAAATATACTTGAACCAGATAAATCTTTAAGTGTAAGTGAAATCCTTGCAGAGCCTGTTTGTAAATCTAGTGCGTGAATCTGCGATAAAATGTCATTAGACTCACCTGACTGTAGGCATGAGAAATTAATGACTGCCGCTGTATTGTTATTTCGTACTCTGGTGTTCTTACCATTGATACCATCAACAGCAGTCATGCCAGCATATACTCGTTGGATATTAATTGTGTTCCAACCAGTAAGGACATAACCACCAAAGGATAGTGTTACATCCGTAGGACTATATGTGTTTACAGAAAAGCTCATTAGAAAAGTCCCTCTAAGATTGGTGCAGCAGCGGCTACAGTATTTAAGAGGTCATCAATAAGAGAACTAGCATCAGCATTACCACCAATGTAGTTAACACCTTGACTGCTTCTGATATTCCATGTACGTTCTGAGATGTCTGGCCCATAACCAACATCTGGGACACCTTCAATCCAACTAGTTGTACTAAAGAATATGCTACTACCTAGTTGGTCTTTAATTAGTAGAGGAAACTTACCACGTTGGGTAATCTCATCAATCAACAATAACTTATTTAATATCTCATTACCTTCTGACGTATTTTGTAACGTCAGGGTAATAGTATAAGTTTGATCGTTGTTATAAAGTCTTGCAACTTGCCCATCACTAGTTCTAGCTGAACTATATGGGGCAAGGTCTTTAGAGATGTTTACAAATGTACCTGAGATAAAGCCTGTGAGTGGTACAACACCAAACAACAGTACAGTGATATCTTCAGGTGAATAGTGATTCAAACTATTAGACATATAAATTCCTTATAAAATAGGGGCTATATTTCAAGCCCCATAAACAAAGGAACTATTATGGTCGCCACTTATCAGCAACAGTACCACCAATAGCTTCAAGGGTTGACAAAGTATCAGGATCGAACTTGCCATTACCGCCTTGTAGGTTGGAGAGACTTACACACTGAATTACCCAATCACGGTTCTCAATACCAGTGCTATACATAGCGTCTGGATGATTACCAATGAAAGCTTGTGGGCTGTAGTAAACACTACGACCAATGTTATCCTTGATAGTTACACTGAACAACCAAGTCTCATCACGAGTTTCTTCATCATTAGCTAGAAGCTGAGAAAGAACATCAGTTGAGTCAGAAGCTTGGTGAAGGCTCAGTGTGATTGTTGATGCTTTGTTAGCACGAACAACACGAGCATTACTTAGATCAGCACCAACGTAGAGAGTTGAAGCTGGAGTTTCCCGAGTGATAGTCAGAAACGAACCATCTGCATAACCAGTAATAACATGAGAAAACTGGCTGTTAGACAGAATGATTGTCATGTCTTCAGGGGAGTAGGACTTTAGAGTTTGTGAAGTTGCCATAATAGTTCTCCTTAAACCCCAGCCACGCCACGAACAACAACCTTATGCACAGCACCAGCCAAGCGGAAGTTGAACAGGAAATCACCCATAGTACGTTGAGCACGGAGGGTGGGGGAAATTGCCAATGGGTCTGGAGCTTCTACTGTGAAGGCAGGATTAGGTGCAATACCACCGTTAGTAACACCTTGGGTGAGTACAGTACGAATCTCGTTTTCAATGATAGTGGCACCAACACGAGTATATGGAATCTTCTTGCTATTGATTAGACGGAAGAAGATGGCCTCTTGTAGACGGGCATATACCCAGTCAATAAAGATCATCACGTCAATGAACTCTGAGCTAGAGACAACACCATCTTGGAAGATTTCTACACCAGCTACGCGAGTGTACATATTGCAATTCTTGCTACGGAGGTTAACCCGTTGAGTATCAGTCAGGGAACTAACAGTTGGGCCACTTACTGATTTAAAGTTCCAAGTGTTAGAACCAGGTACTTCAGGAAGTTGGCTACCAATCCAAGCACACTCTGGATAGTCAGCATCAGCGGTTGGTAGATATACAATAAATGTACGATCATAGTTTGCATCAGAAAGAGCAGTAGCAACATCAGTAATTGCAGCAGTAGGGACATCGGTGTCTTGAGTAGATGTACCATAAATCTTACGGCGTGCCTGAATAGCAGCAGCCAGTTCAAGGATATCTGCTTTAACGTGTGATTCACAAGTTAGGGCATACCAAACGCTGTTGCTGTCTTCTACTGCTTCAAGAGCTTCAGTCCAAGTCTCAGTTGGAGTATCATTCACCAGAGTCAGATTAGTAGAGGCTACGATTGACCAAGCAGTACCGGGAGTGACTACGGATACATCAAAAGTACCGTCAAGGTTATCAACGAAAGTGATACCTGAAATAGGAGCAAGGTCATATGCAGCTTTAAGGCCAGCAACAATCTCTACAGCAGTAGCATCAACATCGGATGTGAAAGTAAAGATAGTACCATTAATGGTTACAGTATAGGTTGTGCTATTGGCTACAGTGGCTACTGAACCAGCAACACCATCTACTTGACGACGACCAACAACAATGCTAGTTGGCTTTAGTGTCTGACCAAACAGGGCAGATGCCATCTTGTAAACATTACTAGTTGAAGGGAAGTCATCAGCAACACCAGTAATGCTAGTATAGGTACGGGTACGCTCTGAGAAGTTGGTAAAGGTTGCAAGGACAGCGGGGATGTCGAAACTGGCAGTATCAATCTGTGCCGTTTCGCGTGTGATAAAAATTTGTACAATCTGGTCTAATTCGGCCAATTGAGTATCCTCTTTTATTAGCTTATTTTGTTTATGGAATAGGTGTTTCAGGGATGGTGAAAATCTCACCAGATACTTCATCAACCAATACAACCTTTTCCACCCAATCAATCGGCTGAATGGTTTGTACGGCATAACTAAATGTCACATCCATGTTTTGATATTCAATCCACTGTGTGTCACGTAGCATTGGTGCTCGTCTTAGAAGACTTTTCCTAATAGGTGATAGTTTACTTTTTTGGAATTCTTCTATTATCACTATATTGTTTAGGATTGCATTATTAAATTCAAAAGCTAAGTCACCAGCAGTTGATCCACAAAAGCTAAACTGAACCATGACTTCATAATGGGTCTTAAACCAGAGGTTCTTATTTAATCCAAATTCATCACCATCATCGGTGAATGTAGCTGTCTGGACTCTACCCTTTTGTTGTACATTTACAATCTGAACTACAACGTAAGGATTAGCTGGTTCATTACCGTTAAGGTGTGAGTAGATAACCTCGACTGCTGGGACATTACCTTCAAAGACCTTTAATACTCCTGACCTAACAGCAGTTCTTACATCTGAGTATATAGACACTACTGTCCTCCAGACTTACGACCTAATAGATAATCAACACTATCTAACATCTTACCTGTATCAATAAGAGGATCGTTGAACCCCTTAAGTTGTACAGTGAGTGGGGCGTTCATTGGTATCTTCCAGTCTCTAATCTCATCTTGCATCATCTTTACAAAGACTGGGCCTAATTTGTTATACATGGCAGTCCACGTTGACTTGCCCATTGCAATATCATCAATCCAACCAAGCACTTGAGGAGTTATCCACTTCTCTTGTTGAACCTTCTCCATAAACCCACTTCGGATGAATGGACGCATTGGAATTTTATCGTTACCCTCTTCTTGCCACTGAGCAACCTGTGCAACTGTTAGGTTGTCGTTCTCAGGACCATACGTAGAATCTTGAAAGAAACCAATCTTAGCTGCCAGATGATTACCCCTTTCGAGGTTCTTTCTCATCTTCTTCCAGACAGCATCATCAACTAGATAACCCCCTTTATCAACTAAAGCCATATACACCTCAGTTTGGAGTTAACTCAATTCTTGTAGCTAGAGCCTTGTGATGATTTAAAATACCCATCTCATAGTTACTAACTTTCATAACCTTGTAGCGCTCTCCCTGATAAATAAACTCATCAGCAGAGTAACCACTAGCACCTTCTTTATCTGTACGAAGGTCTTCATCTGAGTATACTTTCCACCATTGCCGTGTTCTTTCAGCTTCTGGTAGCATAAGTATTTCATTTGGTTTTAGTGGTTGGATATTAACTGTTCTAATAATCTCAGCTTCAGCTCCCTCAACCCAATCACCATTTACATAACTACCCTGTGTCTTTCTATAGACAGTTAGTTCTATACTTTTGGTTAGTAAGAAAGTAGGTTTTAACATAACTTACTCCTTACAATGTAGTTAGGTTGAACGGATCACTATCATTCCACCAGTCTGTATCACAAATCTTAACTTGTGTAAGGGGGCTTCTAATATTATCTGGATTATCATTGTTAGCGTTGAAATCTGCCCAACTAATACCAGATGCATAAGGCATCAAACCATTAGGAAGGTTTGCACTACTACTGTCATTAATGAAGTTTTCTAGTGCTTTTAAGTATGCTGTAGATAGGTTAGACCAGACTTCAATATCTCCGGTACGCTCTCTTGAAGAGTAACCAGCTAATTGCATACTTGCTGCGATAGCTGCCAAACGAGCAGCTTGCATAATATTCTGTCCATTCAAATCTAGGAACTGTTGAATCTCTTCATCAGAGAACAGTTGATAGAATGGGGATGTTGGTGTATCACCAATAAGAAGTCTTACTGTTTGTACGGGTGTTAGTGCCATAAAAACTCCTTAAAGTGGAAATGCAAGGGGTCTTTCGACCCCAGCACTATAGACTCCACTATTAGTTGGAGCTGAACATACGAACTACTACTTGAGGACGACGCATCAGGTTGATGAAGTTAGACTCAGACTGAAGGGTGATTTCAGTATCTGAAGGATTACGTTCTTCAAACATATATGCTTCTAGACCTAGGGTGTTGCTGAATTCAAAACGGTTGGCTGGGCCAAAGTAAGTTTTGAACACATCAGTAGTACCCATTGGGAAAGCACGAGCTTCGCCAGCGGTGATTAGCGGGGTAACGCCATCTGGAGCATAACCACGATACTCAACATAACGGATGCCACCGTAAACAAACTCACGATCCAGACCAGTGCCCAGACGGTTACGCAGAGGCTCTTGGGTGCTAGTGTAATACTGGTAAGCAGTCTTAACGTTAGCTTGGGTGATCAGCTTGTTGAAGAAGGTTGGGTGGCAAAGAGCCACAACTTCAGTAACGATGTCACCAGTGAATAGGTTATCTTGGATGTGAGCAATTACTTCCTCACCCTTTAGGATAACTTCAGTGGTGCCAGTGCCGAGTACGAAGTCAACTTCTTTACGGGTAATGCCGAAGTCAGAGTAAACGTCAACAACAACAGTACCATTAGGAGCATACACAGTACCAGCAGTTAGCATCTGAGCACGAGCAACTTCTAGGGTTTGTGCATGTGAACGACGAATACGTTCAATCTTGCGGGCACGAACCATATCTAGAACTTCTGGTTGACCAGTACCGCTACCACCGTAGGCTGCTTTACCCTGAATATCTTCAGGCTTGATAGCATCGTCTAGTGGGAAGTGAGGAACAGGATAGCTCTTCAGTTCACGAAGGTAATCTTGGGAAACGTTGTTACGGACGCCACGAGGACGGTCGCCAACAAGACCCAGAGACTGGTTGATTTTCTCGAAGGTTACGGTGTTCTGTGAAACACTTTCAACATCGAACAGACCCATGTTTTGAATCTTACCGTAGAGGTTGGGGACGACCAAGAGGTCTTGGGTCCAGTCTACTAGTTCAAACGGGTTGTCAAAACTACGAATAATAGCCATATTCTATTTAATCCTTATACTGTTGGTGCGACGTTAATGTTTAGGGCTTCTAGAGATGCATATACAACATCTTTTTCTGCATCGAGGTCATAAGTAGCATCGAGTACCAACGCACCCTTAGATACTTCTGCTGGGCCTTTAACAAGAACGACAATCTTAGTGTCGGTGGTGGCAGCAATGGAATGGTCGTCAAGTACGATTGCAGCGGCAACAGCACTACCATCAACGGCAGTCTGTACGGCAATTTTGTACTTACCGTCAGCGGTAACTTTACCTAGAACAGTACCAACAGCATAAGTTTTAGCAGTGGCTTCGTTTACGGTGACTTCCAAACGGCAGAAGCCTTTTTCTGGCCATAGTTCTTTCTTTACAAGGTGGCTCAGACGGAAAGTGTCAGTAGCAATAGTGGGCATATTTATATCTCCGAGATATTATTGATTTTGATATTTTGCTTTAAGAATTGCAGAAGTAGCGTTCTCTGCAACAGGCTCTTCAACTTCGGTATTCTTGCTCTTCTGTTTGAAGAGGTCGGAATCTTCTAGCTTTTCTTCTTTGGCTTTGAGTGATTTAACGATCACTTCAAAGCTTTCATCGGAGACAGCTTCAAGGGATTTGTAGAGTGCTTCAGCGGCTGCTTCATCTTTCTCTACTTCAGCAATTGCAGCTTTACGCGCTTTTGCTACAGCTTCTAATTTAGCAAGTTCAACTACTTCAAGTTGTTCCTTGGCTTTCTTTAGTTCTTCTTGTACAGGGGCAAGGGCAACTTCGATTGCCTTGCTCACTGCTTCTTCGTGTGCAGCTTTTGTAATAAACTCAGACATAGAGTCCTCTTCTTGTTTTTGAATTTCCACGGAGGGAGACTTTGTATCTTCCGATACACTAACGCCCTTGGCTGGAATGCCAGAGGACTTCTTGATAGCTTCAACTTTTAGGGTTGCAGCTTCAAAGTTCTTTTCAAATTGTTCTTGTGCTTTAAGAATGAGTAAGTAATCTTCTGCTGACAACTCAGCAACAGCTTTCTTAATGTCATCAATCTCTTTATCAAGAACCAATGACTTCATTACTTGGATAGCATCAACTTTCTCTTGGATATATTCATCATATTCAGAAGCAGATTCATCAAAAGAATAACCTGCATCACCAACGTCATATCCAAAAGCAGTAGCTAGAACAATGGCATCTTCATACCAGAGATGGTAGAACTTACAGAGAAAATCAACAATATTCATTGTGACTTGTACTTCTGTAGCTTTATCTACTTGTTCTTCAGTGATACCCTCTAAGCTTTTGGTTAGTAAAGTTGTGTGGCCATTTGCACTTCCCCCTACAGCGGGACCAACAAGGGCAACAGCAGCACCTTCAAAATCAAAGTTAAAGTTAGACAACTTTCGTGTTGCCTTAATAGCTTTAGTCATCCAATCTCTCCGTAGTGGCTCGACCTTGGATTGAAACTCCATTGACAGTCCCATCTTTAACAGATTTCCATAGGAGTTCACCTACTTCTGTTTCTGGGAAGTACCAACTTTGCAACCAAGTGCCTTTTTTAATTGTTTTATCGTCGAGAACAAAATCAACAGGGGCTACATAACTCTCAACAATCTTAGCTTCTTCTGTTTCAACTTTGTGGAATAGATTAGCTTTCATGCAATGTTGATTGAAGTTATGACAAGCTTTCTCAACTTCTTCTACAGTGTAAGTATCACCATGTAGGTCTGTAGTAGTATCGCCACCATCTTGTGGTTCTAGTACAATGAATAGAGCTAAACGTTGCTCCTCATTAACAGACTTGGTTACTTGCTCAACTGCTTCAGCTTCTTGTTCACTACCACCAAAATGTTTCTCAATGAGTTCGCCTAAAGATTCAGCGAAACTTTTCTTCATACCCTTTTCCTTTTTCGCTGCTGCAAGACCAGAGGCAATTGCTTGCCCCTCATCCCCAGTATCTTTTAGAACGCTATTAGCCACTGCTACAAATATCTCTTTTTGTTTGTCTGTGAGATTCTTTGCTGCGTTCGGCAATTTACTCTTCGTCCACGGCATTATGTGTTCTCCGAGTTGCCAGTTGATTGATCACCACCGCCTGTAGCACTACCTGTTCCAGATGGCATACCTTCCTGCATACCTTCACCAGCATTAGATGAGAAGCCTGTCAGTTGCTTACGCCCTTCATCAATATCCATTGAAGTGTCATCAAAAGGAACTGGCATGTTCGCCTGTTCAGCAATCCAGTTAATTGTACGTGGGTCTTGACTCAGCATTCCTGCCGCACCAACACGTTGAATAAACTTAGATAGAACATCGAGGTCTGGAGTCTTAAGATCACCAAAGGTGAAATGAGGAGTGACTGATGTATCCCAACCATTAAGAGCAAACAACTGAGGAATAAGGTCATGGTTGAGTTGGTCTTGAATCTCAATCAACTTTGACTCAATAGCCATATCTGAGATACCCTGTAGGGACTCAGCAAGACTGAATGAACCACCACCTTCTTGACCTAGTACAAGCTGAGAAGCCATAAGAGAAGAAATAATCTCATTCTTATAACGACCAATAATCTTGTTTACATCATGAGCCTTTTGACCAGTAACAGAGATAACATCAAACTTAAAGTATTGTTCACCTTGGTCATCTAGGACTTGAGGAAGAATCAAACCACTCTGTTCATTCATATGCAGGTTCCGCATGATATTTTTATAATAATCATACACAGCCTTATCTTCAGGACTAGCATCCTCTGCCATGTAGCGTGGCGGGATATAAAGAACTTTAAGTCCTCGCATATCACTTGACACACCCATTGCTTCAAACTCTTCTAAAGAAGTCTTATACTTCCAAGCAGCCCAACAGGCTTTAAGAGGTGACTCACCTTCAGGGTTATCTTTCAGAGGGTTGTTGCGAAACAACATAAACTTCTTACGACGAATGAATTCTTCACTATTCGTATTTACTAGCGTAGCGTTACTCTTACCTGATGGTTCAACAATGAATTGCCAAAGACCTGATAACTTACGACCTTTCTTTTCCCAATCCCAACTGGCTACAGTATCCTGTGCAATTAGAGGGAGACTTTCAATACCAATCAACCCATCGTCATACTTACTACCATTACCCTTTAAACGCTTGCGATACACCTTTTCAATAGGAGCAAAGCCATAACGATTGAATGTAGCAGCACGTCTGATGAATGATCCAAAACTATCCTCCATATCACCCATGACTTGCTCAAGGAATACAGCTTTATCTTTTAGCTGATCTTCATAACCCTCTGGAATCTTAATGCTCCAAGGGACACGAGCAATTGCCATTTCAACTAAGTTGAGAGCAGGAGCAATGGTGGCATCTTTAGCCATCTTCTTATAAGTATGAATTGCTCGGGGCCAACGTAGTTCTGAATTGCACTCTTCAAAGATGTTACCACCGAGAGTCCAAAGACCGTTGTAACTTGATTGCCCTAGTTTAAGCCGAGGTATAGTTGAGTCTGCGCCTTGGGAAAGTGTAGTAACACTCTCAACGGCTGTTTCAGCCATATAGCCTCCTATCGGGCAAATGGGTTAGTAGTTGTTAGGATAGAATCGGCTGATTTTAATCCTGTGAGGAAGTTTGGTATATTCATTTTCTGAGCCAGTGTTATGAAGGCATCAGACGATGCGTCCACTTGGTCATCCTTATTCTTTCTGTCACCAGTGAATGCTTCTAGCTCAAAGAAATACTCATCATTCCAAGTACCAGCCACGTATCTAACTAACCCAGCCTCTGTTGCTGCTGCGAAAGGTTGGAAACGAATGACTTTAGATTTATTAGATGGGCGCATTCTTGCGTAGAACCCTTCCTCAATAAGCTCTTTAATCATCATTTGACCAGCAGCTTTTCCTGCTTGTCCAGGCTCCTGGGGGAGTATGATTTGAGTACCATCGGGATCAGATTTAGCGGTAACAATAATTCTCTGTAAGACTTCACCAAACCTTGCTCTGAATCTCACAACATCTTCGATGACATATAACCCTGTCTTTGTTTTACCTATTAAAACTCCAGCAGTCCAGTCAGGATTTGGCAGGGATTCGGATGGGATCGAGCCAGCGATATCCCATGCTCTACAGTAAGAAACAATTTCTAAATCACATGGATTAACTGGTTCACCAAGCCATTCGGCTTTCCAATAACCAGAAGCATCTTCACGAATATCCCAGTTTCCGTAAAGGTCGCGTTCTTGTTTTACACGTTTAAGACCTTGAAGGTTTGCAAGATATCCAGGGTTGGATTTAATTAGTGGTGGGTTATCGTAGATTGTTGCTGAGATGAATTGTAAGGAGAGGGGGAGTACATGACTTCCGTAAGTATCAAGTAACTCTTGCCTTGTGTCTGCCCAAATCATTTCGTTATTTTGACGAATAAACCATCTTACCTTACCATCACGCTCTGGATCAGGTCTTCCTGCATTCTCTTGACCTTTAGGGATAATCCACCAGTCAATCCAACGACGAACAAAACTGTCCGGGTTCGGGTTGCAAGTTAAGAAAAGGTTTGGAACCATTTTTGCTTTAGATCGTAGGCGAGAAAGAATAACCAAAACATGGTCTTCTAGAAGCTGTGTGGCCTCGTCGATCATGCACGCCGATACTTGTCTACCACGCCATTTCTCAGCATCCTCATTGGTTTCACAGTGACCCATAGCCACAACCGCACCGGAAGAGAAGGTAAATGTCATGGCTTTTTTATTTGGTTTTACATTTGGATCGTAAGCTTTATATAACCCATAAGCTTCGTCAAAAAGTCCACCAGCAACCATAATACTTGTTTGCTGTTTACGGACTACATAACCACGATATTGTGGATCATCTACCCAACGTAAATGGCGAAGTAAGCCGCAATATGACTTACCACCACCCATTGCCTTATCAGTTTTGAAGTTCGTTAAACTTCTTCCACCCTTTCAGGTGTTGTCGGACCAACTCTTAATTCAAAGAATTCTCTCTGTTTCGGGAGTCACTTGACCCCTACTCTACTCACTTCCACATTGCTGTGTGTTTTCGATGGCCTCTACGCACTGTCTTTAAACATTGGCACGGGATTGGCATAGGTAGTAATCTACCCTTAGCTTTCCCCGTTTAAGAGAGTTTTAAATGGAGGCACAAATTTACCACCATATACAATAATATTAGCGTCACTTGATAAGAACCATTCTTGTTTCTTAGACGCTGGTGAGAAACTAAAATCACTCATTGTTTATTCCATTTGTTATTCTCTATCTCAGATTATTAATTATAACAACTTAATTCTCTAAAAGCAATAGCTATAACAAAATAATTAAGCTAATACCCGTTTAATTGCACGAACATACCAACCATTGACTATAACACTACCTGTGTTAGAAGACTTAATCTTAAATCTAGCAGGATTATTCAAAGTATTAGTGTCACCCATATAAATACCAGTGAACTCTACAAGCTGTCTTGTGCCAGCTACTTTGAAGTTTCGCTCTGAGATTAATGGTAGTTCGTATTGACCACCTGTACCATCTGCAAGGAATAATGTGACAGTGAAGTCTTGGTTGTTAGCTGAACTTGTAACAGTGATATCCAAACGAATATCTACAGTGTCACCCAATGCTAGGTCAGTGAAATCAAATGACTGAGTAATAGTATCCCACAAATTAGGAACACCCGGTAATGCATAAGTGAGATTAGTGAATGCACCAAGAGCATCATTAGTTAGTGGATAATATGTACCAGCCACTGCAATACTAATTGGCGTAGTAGCTGTAGCCAAGTCATTGTAATCATAAACACCAACCTTCACTTCATTATAAAGCTCAGCATCGTTAGCGTTAATGATAGCTGCAATAGATGACCAAAGGCCACTATTAGGAATTATTTGTCTAGCCAAAGGTGCTCATCTCCGTATTTGAGAGTAGTAAGGTTGAAGCTGTCAAACCGAATGATGCCTCCCTCGGACCAAACTCTTCGAATATAATTGTTATTTTTATAGTAGCTATTCCGCCAGTAGTATTCTTTACAACTACAGAAGGCTTCTTCAGGAAGCTAGCAATGATATAAGGATTGTCTTCAGAGATACCTGAGAAGATAATATCACCAACAGGTGTTGCTGGTGTATATAACTGCCCTTGTGCTGGACTGATATCCTCAGAAATAAGGTTTAGGTTCTTAGCTGTGAAGATACCATCTGCTGTCCCTGTAACATGCTGATTATATACATCGAATACAAGATTTTGATTAGTTGTAATCTTGTGAACTAAGATATCAGAAGCTGGGCTGATATTCATTGCTATAAAATCACCAGCAGCTACAGAGAACGAACCGCTGATAGCGTAAGTTAGTCCATGCAGAACACCTGCTGCAACAGAGGGTTCTGAGCTAACCTTGACACGTCTAAGGGCTTCTGTTGTACTTGAGTAGACAGACTCAGGAAGATCAACACCTGTGAAGGGTGTGATAGTACTGGTAAGCTCTTGTACAATGAAAGGGCCAGTACCACCCTTAATCCAAACAGGAGTGAAGTTGGTATGTACTAAAAGAGTTTCGCCGGGGAGGATAGGATAACCTACAGCACTATCACTTGGCTTAGATACAGCTTGAATAATAAAGGCTGTAGTAGACGTGTTGTTTCTTAGAATTAAACTTTCATCTTCATCTAAACCAGAGAGTGAAACTAAGTTTACATACTCTGTTAGGCTGGGGAGATTGACTACGGATATTGACATAAGTTGGCTCTAGCCAATCTCCTTTATTATTTTTCTTTCATAACACTCACCATCATGTATTAACAATGGGATGTTTATGTGGTGCTGAGAGTCAGAGTCGAACTGACGACTTATTGCTTACAAGGCAATCCACTTGGCCACTAGCGTATCTCAGCAAATCTGGCTGGTAAGGGTGGGATCGAACCACCGACCGGACGATTAACAGTCGTCTGCTCTACCTCTGAGCTACTCACCAAGAATAATTGATACCGTAGCCACCACTAATCCTACGCTCGGTATCTGATAGGACATACTTCCTACCCTCTCCACTAATCAGTCTTTCCTGACAGTCATTACGCATCTCAGAACCGTATGGCGTGTAACGGGATATTTTTAGGCACCCTCGTAAAACATGAACTTAATCACCTCTTACTCAGCCGTGTTTTCCGCGAGAATATCACTCGGTGCATTATTAATAGGTGAGGCCCGCCAGAGCCTCGGGGAACTAGGCAGTTCCGATACCAAGCACGCAGCTTGATTAGATTCTCTGTTCCATTACAGAAGACGATTATATTTAAATAACCTTTTCAGAGCTTTGTATTTGAAGCTCGGAGTGGGTTCACGGCCGCGTTCTCCGATAATTTAAGCCGACACTTCAAATTAGTTTATCAATCTCAAAATACCCTCACTATTGGTGAATAACTAGATTGATATTTAAACTGGAGCTAAGCTTAAAGGAATCGAACCTTCGACAAGTCTACCGTATTCTAGACTACGAATAAACGAGCCAACCATGAGCCAGCATTAATTCTTTACTCATCAACCTCTTCATCAGCATCATATGTGAGCTTCAGACGGGATGACATTGGGACAACTTCAGCAGTGTGCATATCTTCTACACCAGCGCCATTCTCTTGAGCTTTCTTTGCATCAAGTCTCACTTTGGCGGATGCAATCTCTTCAGCAGAAGCACTCTTATCTAGAGTTTGGATCATACTGATAACCCACTTACTAGTGTCCAATTGATCTTTATCAATCTTATCACCTTTGACAGCAGCCTTGATTGACTTCAAAGCATCTTCTTCTACTTCACGAAGACTGTCTGCTGTCTTACGCAGAGGGGATTTAATAATCCGTACTTTCTGTGTAGAACCTGCTGGGTTCCCTGAGACTCCCTTAGGAATCTTATATTCTGGTTTTTTATATGCCATCTTATTATTCTCTTTGCAATGAGTTGCATTTTGGTGTGTTCTGGATAGGTGTGAATTCCTATCTACGCAAGGGACTTATCTGACTCGCCGACTATTCCGCTTTTCAATGCGGTGTTCTGCCTCTGAACTACCTTGCTGCCCGACTAGGCATTGACGTGTCACGCACGTTTTCAAAACACATTAAAATACAACTTTACTTAGGAGGAGAGGAAAAGTAAAGTTGTAGAAAGACCCTTGAGATGCTGGAGGAGGATACTTCTTGCGAAGTATAGCATCAGGTCTTTAGAAATCTAAATAATAGCGTCAGAAAAACCACTACTCTTACAATTGAACTATAGCAGTTTTATGACAGTTTGTCAAGCATTATTTAATAATCAGCATGAATCTTTCTAAAGTAAGTATCTACCTCGGTGATTGACTCATGTTGATACTCCCATCTGAATGCTACTTCTGTTTCTTCTTGTTCGTAGTCTACTATAATGAACCTTTCATCGTAATCATCTAGTAGTTCTAAGATGTCTTCGTATTCCATGTTTGATTACCTTTGTTATTCTTGTTGGCTGATAAGACACATTGTAGCAATCATAAATCAATAAGTCAACTGTTTCCGTTAATATAACCAAAATAATCTTTAAGTATTGAATTCATCTTAGACCATAAAGCAAAACTTCTATTCTCCATGTCAGCTAATCCTGTTCCAATACCTGCTGCTGGGAATACAATTGTGTTACCTTTACTGAGCTTATAGAGTTTCCTAAGATCACCTAGTACACAATCAAACTCATCGTCTTTGTCAGAAAAGAATGCCCAATCATCCATACTTGGGTATCGCTTTGTGGCTATTCCAAAAGCGTTTGGTTCATCTCGTATGATGGCTTGACCTCGCTTACCATAACGTTTCATGTTATCACCAAATACAAAAATCCTGCTTGGGTATGAGGATAACAGAGATTTACTGTATTGTCGTTTTTCTATAATGATGTTCATTTTATCCTCCTATTAATACATCCGAGTATTCCACCATGCCCCTGAATTATTCAACTCATCTTCATCCCACATATGATCTGGATCACCAACAGCAAATTCTGCAAGCTGATTCAACTCATTAGAGCTGTCCCAACCAAACTGAGCCAGTTGAGCATTCATCATTTGTGAAAGTGTAGGTTGGAATGATACACCAGTATCAATATATTGTAAAGCAAGTGTATCGTAAGCTTGCTGCATCCTACCCTGCTTTAGCATGGAACCGACAGCACCTGTAAAATACAGAGTACTGCCTTGGATACTAAATGTACCATGATTACCTTTTGGACAGCAGATGAACGGGCCAAATTTACCATTGCGTTCAATTAGCTCTGTTTTGCATATTGGACAATTGTTCATTTTTACCTCCTAATTGTTAAACAACTCCATTTATACAAGAGACACGTCCTTGTGTCAATCACTATTTTAAACTATACCTTTCTCTACCATCCTATGGAAGTAAAGGTGGTTATCTCGATTGACTATGATCTGCCAACCACTCTGAGTTTTATGCCCACAAAAATTACACTCGGAAAAATACTCGTTAATCTTACCCCTCACTCTAAGGTAAGTCTCCTGACGATCCCTCTTCTTATCAATCATATAGCCTATACCACAACTTTCACAATCTAGATTCATTAGAATTCACCTCCGTTAAGATCATCATTCCAAAGCCACTCTGGAACCTCATCCATATGAGGAGCATCTGGACAACGTTGTTTTGCAGCTTTCTTCCCCTGATTCACTGGGGTTTTATCCTTCCCTTTCCACAAAACTAAATTATTGACCTTACGGTAGTGCCATCGTCTTCCGTTGCTGCAAGCCTCCTTTTCTGCATACACAACTCCATTTTTAATGAACTCTAAAATAATTTCGTGCACCCTTCTAGTATCCATACCAACTGCTTCAGCAATTGTGCTTTGGGCTTCAAAGTGATCACCACCACGCTCTACAACAAAGAATTGATTCCTTGCCTTTAGATAAAGGTAAACAAATTTTGCACCTTGAGATATTTTTACATACTCACCAGTGTCTTTGTTTATGTATCCCTGCGCAGCCATTAACGTGTATGGCAACTTTACGTATTGTTCATATTCTTCCATTTTCTTATACCTTAAGTTTTAATAGTTATATAGTTTTAGTTAGTTATGTGTGATTCTATCTACTTCTTCATTTCGTCCATCTCCTTTAGCTTAAACATAAATTTAATGATGAAAGCCTGTCTGCTCATTTCACCACGGTTTGCGTCAATCCACTCTCTCAAGTCACGGGGTATATAAAGGTCCACATTCTTCTCCTTGGGAATACTTCTTAGAGACTATACGCAGAAACTACGTATTCCAGTCTATTTCGTTTAGCTTCGCTCTGATACAAAGGAATATGATACAGCACAAATCTACAGCCATGCAATAATCAATTACATAATGATAAAATCAAAAGAAGATGTCTTCGCTCTGACGTATATCTTATGGTATCAGCGGTAAAGCTTTTCTATCTTTCTTTTTCTATCTTATTCTCTCTATCTTACTCTTACGCACTAATTGCGTATAGGTAATTGTATTTTCTGCGTGTACCTATGTGTATAAAGTTCGTATACCCTCCTCCTCTGTCCTCACATGCCACCTATACTACACCCACATCCACACCTTGTCAACACCTCTTGTATCCCAAGAGCCTCATAAAATAATTCACAACAGCCCTTGCATTCCCTCAGAAAATGAGTTAACATAGGTCTTGTGATTAACTAATGAGGAGAGGAAAGATGGAAGACGTAATTTACTACCGATGGGTGTTGATTGATAATCAGGAGACGTGCTATTGCTGTGTAGTGAAACTCTTCGAGGGCTTCTTCAAAAGTCAAGAGGATGTAAAGGAGTTCTACAAATGTGAAGCGTGTTTTGATGAACACTTATTTAGGGTTGAGAAGCTGGAGTTCAGTGCAACCCCTGAATGGATTGTGCGGAAGACAGGGGAGCTTGTGGGATGATAGAACCAATTTATCCAAACACATCTTGGTGTGGCTTCATCAATTATTTGAAAGAAAAGCTTGACCGGGACATGACTGTAGTAGAGACTAAGGACGCTATGAAATCTTACATTCAGGGTGTACCTGTTGAGAAATATTGGGAGGGATTGAAATGAAAGTGATTACTAGAGAGGGTCGGGCTGCTAATGCAGCTTCAGAATGGAAGCAGACATACTTCCGTAAAGGGGAGTGGCAGTATGGAAATGATAAGGAAGTCATTTACTACAAGCTAGTAGCACTGGGTTGTCACCCAGATTATAAAGATGTTGATAAAACAATTGGAAATACTTCTTGGACTAGTATATATTGTAATGAATGTAATGAGAGTGTATTGAAAGCGATACAGCTTGGTGAAGAACCTGATTACGAATCTTCTACAGCGTGTATTTGTAAGCCTTGTCTCCTAAAAGCAATGGATGAAATGAAATGATTAATAAAGATGATAGCAGCTTTGGTGTTCACGCTACACACTGTTGCTCAGTACATGGCTGTAAATACTGTGAGGATGATGTGTGTCCGGTTGTGAATGGACTACATGAAGGAGTTTACTGTGAAGATTGTGTCTATGATGAGTGGTCTACTAGTGAAGCAATCGAGCTTCTAATCGCAAGGGGTTTCATTCCAGAAGGTTTTGATCATTCAACACACAAGCTTATAAATATTCCAAAGGAGGCTTGAAATGAATGACGCATGGCTATTTGGTTTTATCACAATATGGGTTATCCTGTGTGCAGGGGAGCCTGACCTATTGGACGCAATTACTAAAAGAGTTGCTGGACAACCTTGTGAAGTACATCAAATCGTAGAGGAGAAATAATATGAGTACATGGGTATTGATTATAGCCATCCTTACAATGGATGGTAGTGCTATTACAACACAGGAGTTTTCTAGTGAAGATAATTGTTTAGCGGCGGCGACTGTGATAAAATCAAACTTACACCCTATCCGCCTTGGGAAAACTAAAACGGAGTGCTTTAAAAAATGATCACACTATACACCCTACTAGCTGTCCTATACGTCGCCTGTGGAGTAGGTTTCTATAAGCTTTATAGCCGTGAAAAAGAGATTAAAGAGTGCTACCTTGACCACCCTACCACTACGATGCTAGCGCTTGTTTTATGTAGCTGTTTGTGGGTGTTTGTAGTAACATTGTCTCACCTTATGTGGTGCTTTAAGAAATGAAAGGGGTTAGTATGATTGATGACATCAAGGTGAATGGTTATCCTGTGATCATCTCCGTGAGTCATGTAACAGAGCCGGGAGAAGGTTGGAAAGGAACTACACTTGTTGCTGTGTGCTATTCTATGGTTGAGCTGAATGAGGTTCTAAATTTACCAAAGAATCAACCAGAACCATATTGGCAATGGCGTGTTGACTTTGAAGATAAGGTAGAAGACAATGACCCCAGCTAACATACAGAAACTAAAACTCCTAGACCCTAAAGGTAAATCAGGGACAATTCAGTCAGTAGTGCTGAGAAATGACTTGCATTCACAATCGTATGAGAGTACCCTGTATTGGTTGTTGAAAGTAGTGTTGATGGAGAAGGATGCACTTGAGAAGGAAAATAAGAGATTCTTTAAAGTGCTTAAAGAGAACGGTCTTATGACAAATAAATTACTAACAGGAGATAAACAGAATGACTGATTATTTTTACATGTTTAGCTCTGGAGAATACTCAGACTACACGGTTGGTGGTCTATACAGCAGCAAAGAAAAGCTTGGTGAAGAATACTTTGCGAAGTACCTGAAAACACATATGATTAACCAAGTACCGGAGGCTAAGGAGTTCTTTGACCAACTTGAGACTGATATTTACGCACTAACTGGCTACAACCTACCCGAGAATCTGTATAAATACTGCACCCAGGATGAATTGCCATCGGTTGCTATGCACGTATGGTCATACGGATCGCCAGGATATATAGAATACAATGAGAAAGTTACAGCGTATCTTAAGAGGAAGCAGGCGTGGCTTGAAGAAAAGCAATTCACACAAGATATTGTTGCACTTCTTGTAAAAGAAGGTACTATAAAAGAAATTGAATATGAGGAAATTCACAATGGTTGATAACTACACGAGCTAATTATAAATAATCCTTACAACGCAGCAGAAACATTGTATGATGCAGGCTACCGATTAATTAAAACTAAGGAGTAATAATGAACATTGCAACTAAAACATTTAAAGACTTTGTAATCGCACTAAAGCAAGCTTCAACTAAAGGGTTTAATAAGCCTGTACAAATCAATTACCAATACGGTTATTTCCTAGCTGAGCTTCAAGAAGGTGAAGCTGTTGGATATAAAGAGGAGCTGAGTAAGCTGTCTGGTGATGAAACAGATCACTTGTTTGATGTTATGAATGGTTTGCTTGAGTGGGGTGCTGCTGGCGCAGCGAGCGTTACTGACGTAACTAGTAAAGTAATTGTTGACAAGCCTGTTGAAAAAGAGGATATTGTAATTGAAGTAATTAAACCACAGGCTCCAGAGCAAACAAAACAGAAACGTAATTCACGTAAGAAAGTTCAAGGAGAATGAAAATGAAAACAGTAATTGCATGGGTTGAATATACAGCATCAGATAAGACAAGTGTATCCACTTATGAATATGCTACTTATGGTAAAGGTTCAACAGACTACCCCACAGTTAAAGACTTCCTAGACGCGCTGAAGGCTCTTGGTAGGAAGACTGGCTATCGTCTTGAAATTAAAAATGTTGTTGTTGGTTAAGGAGGGGACAAGTAAATGCAACAACTAGAAATCTTTGAAAGTAATCCTAATATTTTCTTGCTACGGTTTATTGAAGCAGTGAAGCAAGGTTATCGTCTACAGAATACAAATGAAGGTACAGTGATTGAAGGGAACTACTTCTCTGTAATGCTGTATCAGTGTGAATATGAAATTCCTAGTGTCCCTGTTGGTAAGCAAGTGATTGAAGAGTATAATCGTATGGAGTTCTGGAAGAAAGTACAGGATTATGTACTAAATAATGCGATTATTGATGTAGAAAGCTTGCACTATAACCTAATGGGTGCTAAACTAGTATCATGTGTTGTAAGACCATCTGATGCTTATAGTAAGGAGGAGTTGGAAAATATGCCGTGGGAAGACTTCAAAGCTTTAGGTAAGAAGTACGATGTGTTTAATAGGGCTAGGGATGTAACGACTAATGCATTGCTGAGAGTTTTTGAGGAGGCTATTGAGTGATTAGTTATTCAATTAAAGAGTTCGTTGGTGACGTATCTGTTGAATGGGTGTATGATTCTGAGACAGACAGTGTATCCTTCACGGAGAGCACTGGTGATGTGTCAACTACAACTACCTTAGGTAGGTTTGGTATGACTCCAAAAGTTTACCTAGCTTTCAGGGAACTATTAGAACAGAGGAAGTTATAATATGGAAATGGTATTGAAGTTTAGTAAGCTGGCCGGTGATGTACACCCAACAATTGCAAGTTCATTAGAATACAAACCCGGAAATAATTCTGTTATATTCAATGGTGTCGAGCATCTATTTCAAATTACCCACGTTGAGAGGTGCGCTGTTGGGAGTAGTAAGGGGTCATGGGACTGCGAGTATGATTATACAGTAACTTTGCAGTCTGTAGAGAAAACTAAATCTAAACAAGAGTTGGAGGCTGAAGACGCAGTAAAGAAGGCTAAGACTTCCCTTGAAGCTGCTCAAGCAGTATTACAAAGTGTAAAGGGTGTTTAATTTTATCAACTGAAAGAGGGACATATTATGGGTGCTGCCAGCCGTTCATTTGTAGTTGCTGTTGATGGTGGGGAAGTTGAAGTACCCCGCAAAAGAGTTCGCAAGACACGAAACGGAGGAGTCAAGCCAGAAATTAAAGAGAAGTTTTTGGATGAACGTAATAATCCCCCACCAGTAGTCGCTAAGACTTCTAAGCAAAAGGAGTATTTTCGTCTACTGAATGATCCAGAGATTCAAGCAATTGTAGTGCTAGGTTTACATGGTACAGGCAAGACATTTTGTGCTGCTGTAGTGGCCGCTGATAAGTTTCGTAAGAATGAAATTGAAAAGATTGTAGTAGCTCGTGCTTATGTACAAACAGGTAAGACTTCAGGATTTAAACCCGGAAGTAGTTTTCAGAAGCTTTATCCATACGTCCGTAACGTACTAGATACTATTAAACAACGGATTGGTCATGGTGCTTATGAAGTAGCTCTGCGTGATGGTGAGTCTGGAGAGATTGAAGTACAGGAAGTGGAATCCATTCGTGGACGTAGCTTTGATCAGAAGAGCTTCCTGATTATTGATGAAGCACAGCAAACCACACCAGACGAGATGCAGAGTATTGTTACTCGCGTATCAGATAACTGCAAACTTGTTTTGTGTGGTGATATTCTACAGAAAGATATTCAAGGCGAGAGTGGTCTAGAGTGGTTTATGTCATTTGCTCAACGGCATAATCTAAAAGGTGTTGCAGTGATTGACTTTAACAGCCCTGACGATATTGTTCGCGGTGGTTTAGTCCGGGATATTGCAATTGGTATGATGAAAGATCGGGAGGTTAAATAATATGAGTGAAGAAAGTAAATTGATTCCAATGTTCTCACAGAACAAGACATTCACTACTGAGTTTCGTGGTGTTCGTTATGAATATTACCTCACTGGTGTAATTGGAGCTGCTGAAGACTATCTAGACCTTTGTAACATTCTACGGAGTGCAACACAGCAAGATGAAGTGGTGATTCGCATAAACTCAGGTGGTGGTTCTGTTCACACTGGCAATATGATTATCAATGCTATCAATGAGTCTGAAGCTAATGTAATCGGGTTTATTGAAAGCGATTGTGGAAGCATGGCTACATTCATCTTCCTAGCTTGCCATACATGGGGCGTGTCGGATGCTGCTGAGTTCTTTATTCATACATGCAGCTACGGCAACTGGGGGAAGGAATCTGAAGTGTTTTCTCAGGCAGTGTTCATGCGTAAGCAAGTAGACAAGATGGTACGTACTCGATACAAGGCATTCTTGTCGGAAGAAGAAATCAGTGCTGTAGTTAAAGGGGAAGACCTCTTCTTTGATGCTGATGAAATCATGGAACGTCTTGAGGTGTATGCAGAAGCACGCAACGAACAAGGTTGTGGCGACCCGTCCTGTGAAGATTGCTCAGAACCAGAAGAACTTCAATCACGTACACTAGAGGAAATCATCAAAGAAGCTGTAGCAGAAGCATTGGAGAGTAAATTTCCATCAGTAGTAAAAGCAGCTCCTGAAAAGAAGATTACACCTTCACGTAGGAAGTTACCAAAGAAAGTAGAGGAGGAAAAAGAATGATCACAGCAGATACTATCTCAGAAGCATACTATAAAGTGCTTGAGAGTAATGATAAAATTCCATATACTCAGAGGGGTGCTGCCTTTGTATACACAGAAATGAAGAAGTTGCTTGGTGTGGATGATGGAGTATTTGAGCCAGAGCCTATCCTAAATTCATCTGCCGATGATCGCTCAGTGCGGCATTTGACCTTTAAGATATTGAATAAAATTGTTGACAAGCCTTCGGAAGAGGGCTAATATTAATCCCACTAGGACGCTTAGTAAATAGGCTGCTTGGTGGGATTCTTTTTGCTTCAGATTTAGGAGGAATAAAAATGTCAGAATATCTAGACTACCTATCACAATTTGATGTATACTCAGTGGACGATGTACAGGAAGATACGGCTTGTCTCACAGAGCATTGCTTGGACATAGAAGGTGAAGCTTGGAAACTTGAACCAGTGTTGGATTTCTTTTAAGGAGGCTGTCTCATGCTAGAGCTACTATATAAACTTTTTATCGGCCATGCACATAAGTGGAAAGTTATTGAGTCCAGAAAAACAAATACATTTAGTTTTGAGAATAACAGGATGCCTAAAAGTATTTCTACGACCCATACAATGCAATGTGAAGTTTGTGGTAAAATTAAATCGTATAAAGTAGAGCATTAATGGAGAATATTAATTTGAATAATGATGAAATGTACAGCGACGCTGCCGAGTATAACGAATGGAGTGTATACGACGAACTACAAGAATATCTAAATCATCAGGAGAGTTGGCTTGAGGCTGAATTGGGAAGTGACTTGGCACATTGCTTGAGGACTGAGAGTGAGGAGAATCAGATTGTCTAAAGAAGTAGAAGTGACAGTGGTAGAATATGATGAATACACTCAATATGACTTTCAAGACATTTCCACATTTTACTTTAAGGATGCTGTAGGTAATAGACATTACATCCACACATCGAAACGAAGTGTTGCACAAGAGGTTGCAGACGAGTATAGTGGAGTTAAGGGTAAATACATTGTGATTGCTACACGTACACAGAAAATTAAATCAAAGTTAGAGAGTGGTGGTATGAGCGTGGTAGCCACCGCAACTAGAGCTAGGCCGTCGAGTCGCCAACCGAAATAATATAAACTAGGAGATATAATATGAAATTTACACTTAATGTGGTTCAAGTTGTTGAAGTAGAGTTTGATGAGAGTAAGTTCGATGCAGACTTCTTTAAAGCTTTTAGTGAAACGATGTTCCCAGTTGACGATCTTGCAGAGCTTTCCGAATACGTTGCACGACACAAGGCATTGTTCGATGGGTACACATGTGAGTTTGTGCCTGATGCTTGGTATAAAGCAGAAGTGGTTGATGACTACACAGAGGAAGCTTAGATGACAGACAAAGAAAAAGCAGAGATGACTTATAAAACTCTTGACTTCATTAAAGATATGGTAGATGATCCTGCTGTACAATGTGAGATTCTATTGAATGCTAATAGTATGATTCAAAATCACTTGTCTACAGAAGCTCTTAGGGCACTTATCACTGGATTGTTTAAGAAATAGGGAGGAGGAAGTATGAATTACAAACTGCGACAACTGTACACACTATTCCGACACGATATCTGGAGATTTATCAGTAACATCTGGACATATCGGAAGGCATTAGCTCATACTTACAACTTTGATTACTCTGGTAGTTTGTATTTCATGCGAGAGCATTTCAAACAGCTTGAACCTGCCCTACGGAATGGACATCATGTACGTGGAGACAAACAAGCGGATAAAGTAAAGACTTGTGTCCTCCTGCTAGATCGTATTCTTGAGTGTACAGATCAGTATAATCTAGATAAACTTGAACTGGATATGACTGAGAAAGGATTTAAGATTAAGCATACTCCAAAGAATAGTGAGCACCCACGACACAATAGTAAAGGTTATTGGGATGTGACTAAAGCTAAGGAAGAACAGGATTGGCAGTTACTTATGAAAATACTAACTAAACACATGCGTTCATGGTGGGATTGAGGAGGGAATATGACTAATGAATTTGCTTTCTATAGCTACAAAGAAATGGTATTAGTTCCTAAGTATCCAGATGAAGTATTTGTTGTAGTTAGGACAAAACATTACACTGTTCCATCAGGTGGTCAAGGGTGGCAATATCTTCTACAGAATGAGAAGGGGATGAATCTACCAGACTGGGTAAATCAATGTGATATGAAGAAGCTGTTGGTTGGTAGTAGTTATACATTCGAAGGTTTGATGACGATCCTTAAAGACGTTGTGGAAAGGGACGACTTTCAGTGAGCAAATACGACCACCTTTATATGGACATCGCAAAGCGAGTAGCTAAAGAATCCTATGCCAAACGCCTTCAAGTAGGTAGTGCAATCCTTACACAGAACGGAGGCTTGTTCGTAGGATTCAATGGTACACTTCCAAATTTTAAGAATGTGTGTGAGAAAGATGATGGAAGCACTGATGAAAGTATCACCATTCATTCTGAACAAAATGCACTTTACAAAATGTTGAAAGAAGGTGTATCTGCAAAAGGAGCCACTATCTACATAAGTCATAGCCCCTGTGCTCAGTGCAGTAAAATGCTTGTTGCATCTGGCATCAGTCGTGTAGTATACTCAGAGTCATACAGGGATGAAAGTCCTTTGGAGGTTCTTAAACAAGCTGGTGTAGAAGTAGTTAAAATAGGAGAGTAAAATGAAACCGTTCAAACCAATGCTCGCAACAGCATGTGAAGACCTTACAAAAGTGAAATACCCTGTATTGCTGTCTGAGAAATTAGACGGTATTCGTATGTCTGTACACGATGGTGTATGTATGTCACGGAGTATGAAACCTATCCCGTCCAAAGTAATCCAAGAAAAGTTCGGCAAAACTGAATACAACGGATTTGATGGTGAAATCATATACGGGAACAAGAATGCACCAGATGTATTCAACAAGAGTACACGAGTCTGTATGAGCCACAATCTTCCAGATGGTTTTGATGTAGAAGAGATTAACTTCTATGTGTTTGATAAGATTGGAACAGAAGGTTACGAGGATCGTTGGCAGTCCATCAAACCACACTATGCAAACAATGTTGTACGTCTAGAGATGTATGTTGTTGGTAGTGCAACAGAGGTGGCTGACCATGAACATGAGTTCCTTGCAATGGGTGCTGAAGGTGTAATCTTACGTTCAGTTGATGGTCCATACAAGCAGGGTCGATCCACACTCAAAGAAGGCTATCTCTTAAAAGTAAAACAGTTCACAGACTCAGAGGCTGTCGTGATTGGCTTTGAAGAGAAGATGCACAATGGTAATGAAGCCACTGTTGGTGAACTTGGGCAAACAAAGCGTCAAACACTGATGGAAAATATGGTGGCTATGGATACTCTTGGTAGTCTGCATGTACGGGACATTAAAACAGGTGTTGACTTCCACATTGGCACAGGTTTTAATGATCAACAGCGACAAGAGATTTGGGACAACAAAGCTTACTGGTTCGGGAAGATTGTGAAGTACAGTCATTTTGAAGCAGGAGCAAAAGATAAACCACGCTTCCCTGTGTTTCTTGGGGAGCGTATGATTGAAGACATGTGAGTAAAGGAGAAAACATGAAACAGCAAACAATGTACGTGAGTGATGATGGGGAGTGTATCAGTGAATATGACTGGAAGGTTGTCCAGTATGAGGTCACTAAGGATCTAACTGATAAAATCCATGGTGACCACTATCGATATGGACAAGTTGTGTTCGATGATCCAGAAGAGTTGGTTCATTTCATATTGAAAGAGAAAGAACTTATTTTGAAGGTGTTGACTAATGATCAATAGAAAGCTTGCAGAACAACAGAAATTAACAGAACGTGAAGTCGTTGCAATTGAAGAAATTCAAAAGCATTTGAAAGCATTCCTCGCCAGACCTACAATGTACGCTAATGAAGAGGATGTTTCTGATATAGTGACGGGGTTTGAATATGTGTTGCAATACTTGTTTAAGTTTCCCCTTGATAGGAAGTTTCATAGATACCAGAATGATCTAGCCGGCTGTTGCTGTCCTCGGTTTGATAATTTGGATCTTGTAGGTATAGAGACGGCTAGGTGGGTTAATGAGAACTGCCCACACCATAATTATTAAGGAGAGTAAAATGACTGAAGAAACATTGAGTTTCGAACCAACCGACACCAAGAAATTGCAACTGAAGAGTCTAGATGCATTCGCTAAAGCACTTGGTTATGACCGTATGCACTGGAATGGCAGTGGACACGGATACTACTCTAGACACAAAGAGAATAAGCATATCAGTAATATTTCTATTAGAACTATGTGTCGCCTTCACAACGGACAACTATTAGATTGGCATGGGAAATATTTCCGTCCACCATTCACAGTAGATGCTTACAAGATGCGAGTAGCACAAGCCAGTAAGATTATCCACCGAGTAAAGCTAATGTACCAAAAGAAAACGAAGAGGGTGATATGTCAAGATCACAATGTATCTTTTGTTGATCCACAATATGAACAACTATTTCTGGGAGGAAGTGATGAGTGATTATGAACATTGGGTTGGTAAACTAGTTAAGGTAGAGAAGTCTGCTGAAGAAATTCTTGCAGAATCATATCCAGACGTAGAATATGATGAAGATTATTCAGCAGAGGAAGCACTACGAGATGAAGCAGATGACTTCATTGTAATTGGTGGGAATATCTATTCCGTTGTGAGGGAGGGCAAAGATGCTTATGATGACATCCTCAATGCACAAGTGGAACCAAATGGAGTTATCAGTTTTGAAGTTAAATACTACAACGGCGGGTGTGGTTTCTCAGAAGCCATTGAGTCAGCCTTGAAAAGAAACAATATTGAGGTGTAATCATGAACAGGAAATTGGTATATGCTGTTGGTATACTTGATGCAGAATATGTTGTACAAATTCATAGGGAAATTGGTTCAATTGAGGGGAAACGGAAAAAAAATAACCACTTGGAGATGCCCATTCTATACAAGATGGGTAGGTATGCTTGAGAGAGGGTATAGTCTCAAATTTAAAGACAAAGCTCCTACTTATAAAGACTGTACAGTATGTGAAGAGTGGCTTACTTTTAGTAGCTTCAAAGCTTGGATGGAACAACAAGACTGGGAAGGGAAGCAATTAGATAAAGATTTACTTGTTAGGGGTAATAAGCTTTATAGCCCAGAAACTTGTGTTTTCATTAGTAGACAGGTTAATAATTTCCTGATTGAACGCGATTTCGATAGGGGTGATTATCTGATTGGTGTTTCTTGGTATAAGGCTTACTCCAAATTTATGGCTAACTGTAGTAACCCTTTCACTAAGAAGCGGGAGAATCTTGGGTATTTTAGTACCGAGGCTCAGGCTCATGAGGCATGGTTAAGTCGTAAATTAGAGTTTGCATACCAATTGGCGGCTATACAAGTAGATGAAAGAGTATCCAGTGCTTTAATTTCTCGTTATGAAAACTACCAAAAGGGTGGATTATGAATAGAAGTTTTATATACGTCTTTGAATCAGGAGAGTGGTGCTGGAACACTGAATATACTCTAAATACTCATTCTCATTTAGGACGTTACCAAGAATTCCTCATTGGTCAAGGGTTTAATGATGAGGAGGTGTGTTCTATGGTGATGAGTTATTTACATGATCTATGGGCAGACGAAGATTGATAGAAATTTATATAGCTCCTGTAGTTGATTCTGCGGGAGCTTTGTTTTATTATGAGTTTACTGAAATTAACTGGGGAGGTATATTATGGATATGGTAACACGAGCAACAATCTCTGCACGAGAGCTGCATAAAGGACAGAAACGCAAATATACAGGCGAAGATTATATCTTCCATCCAATTGAAGTGATGCAGATTGTTAAGTCTGTGGGTGGTACAGATGAAATGCTAGCTGCTGCACTACTACATGATGTAATTGAAGATTGTGGAGTCACCTACGATGAAATTGAATTGGCATTTGGTGAGGAGGTTGCACTTCTAGTCAATTGGTTATCTGACAGGTCAAAGCCAGAAGACGGCAATCGAGCTTATCGTAAAGAGATTGATCGTGTTTGGATTTCTGTTGCTGACCCACAAGCTAAGACTATCAAACTAGCTGACCTTATCAGCAACACCAAGTCAATCGTTGAACATGATAAGGAGTTTGCCATGGTGTATGTCAAAGAGAAAGAACTTCTGCTTGAGGTCTTGACAGAGGGTGATCCTACGTTGTATGCTCAAGCAAAAGAACTAGTAGAGAAAGCTAAAGAGGAATTGGGAATTGACTAACATCACAGAAGCACCTGAACAAGACGAACCCTTACCAAAGGAATCTTTAGAAGGCACACACGAATCCCCACAACAAAAGACACGTATCTTCCGTTCGATTAATGACTTGACAGGCTACATTGATACATTTAAGATTGATAGTGGAAGTTGGGCATCAGGGATTCTACAGAATACAGGTGAGAAAGTGTATCAGTTGACATACATTAGTTATCAAGGAGAATAAGATGAATGATCGGGAATTGTTGAAATTGGCTGCTAAGGCGGCCGGCTTGGTTATGTGTGAAGAATGGGACTGTGCTGCTGATGGAATACTCATTGGGCGGGGTGATGGTGATCTAACAAACTGGAACCCTTTTGATGATGACGGTGATACATTTCGTTTGGCTCATCAGCTAAAGCTTGAGTTTTTCTGGGGTGACAGGTTTAATGATATTGATGATATCTCAGCTACACGAAGGAAAATTGTTGAACAAGCTGCTGCTTGCTACGTAGGAGGTGAATATGGACTTACCACCAAGTGAGCGCAGAGAACTGATCAGTAAGATTAGACGATTGAAAGAGGATCAGAAGCTAATTGAAACATCCGTGATGATGCGTATTACTAGAGTTATTAATACTGCTGAATACCTCACACCAGAACAACGTGATAAACTATTGGAGGGTATTAAGAAATGAAACCACGTAAGACACGAATTAAAGTCACTACAAAGGTTGATGGTAAAGTAGTACACATGCCACAACACAAAGGTTTATTCTTCTGGTATGATTTTAATGATAGGGAAGGTTGGTCAGCACTTATGCACACCAACGCATTCACCATTTGGCATCAGGACGGTGGGAGTAGTGGTTGCGGATTTGGAACACTTGAACACGCACAAGAGCTGATTGATACCTACATTGAAAGGTTCAACAAAGAAGAACATAGGCGGGCAGATGGTAATGTTGTAAATGTGAAGTACATCAAGTATCCATAACACAGAGAGGCTAATCACATGAAACTTCTATTCATTCTGATGTTAGCAATATTTCTACAAGCTTGTGCTTTACAAAAGCCAAAGCATGAAGTAATCTATATATGAATTCTTCTGCCGAACAGTGGAAGAAAGCAAAGCTTCATGAATGCAGTGTTGAAGTAAGTGTGATAGTGTTATCTGTATTTGAAGTTCGTATTGGAACACCTTACGCTCTCACTAAAGAGGATGTTCAAGAGCTTCATAAGAAATTGATGGATAGTTGTGTCTTATATCATAAATTAACTATTTAAGGAGGAAGTATGAAATGTCTTTGTGGATATGTAGAGCCTGAAGACTGGGAAGAAGATGTAGAAATTCTTTATCAGTCTGGTCCTCGTAAGGGACAAGTTAAAGAAGTAAAACACGTATATCATGATGTACCAGATGAAGAACTCTTCATTAAAATAGAGATAGAACGGGGTTTTAAGTTTACTAAGACTGTACATGAATTATATGGTAGGGATGAAGTAGATATCAAACTCTACGCTTGCCCCAAATGCCACACTATTAAACTGGTCAACTAAAGGAGAAATAAATGAAATCACTATTTACTAAAATCAGCCCTGTTGTACTAGAGATGGGTCGTCGTCTGAAAGAGGGTGACAATGCTCACATTTCTTTGTTTGAAGATAAGCATAAACACTATTACCTGCACTTCGGGGATAAGAAGTTCATGATTGATATGTCCTGTGATCATTGCACAGAAGAGTGGATGACTAAAGATGAGATGAAATACCTATGTAAGTGTGCTGCTCCAATCATTGACAAAATGAATGATCAAGTTCATGTTAATATGGAAGCTCATTGGAATGAAATTCTGTTCGGAGAGAAGAAGTAATGAGTAGTTACGATGAAGCTTATACTCTTTTGGAAGAAATATATGAGAACTTTAGTAGGGTAGATAAGCTGTGGTTTATGGGAGAAGGCCCGACACTAATGCATAGCTCGCTTGGAAGACACTTACGGAATCATGCAAAATTATGGGAGTCTACATGGGAGCCGGTATTAGTACAAGGGGTGGATTGTTCACCAAATCATCCAGATGCAATTAGTCAGAAAGTCATTATTGACTTCCAGAAGGTTGTGAAGCAGAATGAAGCCTTCGAGAGAAAACAAGGAGGGGATGATTAAATGAATCACTATTCCAATATGTCTACACTAGAATATTTCCTAACATGCTTCTCTATTGCTGGAGTGTTGTGGGTATTCACTTGCTATACACCCACTACCTATGATACTATCCCTGTTGTAATGAGTTGTCCTTCACTGGCTATCAAGCATGGGGTTGGTGGTAATCTAAAGACTTATGTGCGGGCTGTTGATAGGTGTGCAGAGAGTTTAAATATAGCTTTGAATTGAGGAGAGAATATGTTTGACTTTGTAAAGAACCTATTTGGTGGTGGATATGAGAAGCTTATTGAGAAACAAGCAGAGCTGGATGAGTATGAGGCAGACATAAAGAGGATGTCTAAGAATAACATAGCCGAACCTGTAATTTCTTTCGTACAGGCTGTAAAGAAGAATCCGGGGTGGTTTCAGATCGACGGGTATGACTTTAGTACACCGGGACTAGCTAGATACCTATGGAGTGTATTTGATATGAAGACAGGGGAAAGATTTTACATAGAGTCTGGAGGTGGTAACTATACGTCTGGAATGTACGGGAAAGTTGATTGGTTGACAAGGGAAGAAGAGAAGTTCATAATTCGTGAACTAGATCAATTCTTTGAAGGCAGGAAGGTTAAAATGTATAAGCTGCTAGCCATTCGTCAACAGAAAAGGGGACTTAAAGAACGTCAACGCCTAATGAGCATCTATTGCAAGGAGAATGCGTAATGTTTATTTTAGCTTATTTTGTTGTAGGAATGCTTGCAATGTATGTGGATGCTTTTACTTGTTTTGCATGTAATAAGAAATACAATATTCTGGGGAGTCTCTGGTGTGCGTTGATTTGGCCCATCTCAGTCCCAATTGCCATTCTATCTGTTTGGGCTGGGAGGTAAACAATGACAACATTCCTAAACACATTAACACCAGAACAAAGAACAGAGCTACGTCAGAAAGCTGTTCTATCCAAAGATGCCAAAAGAGAAGCTAACAAACACATCCGTACAGACTACGCTGATATGCAACATTGGGAAGAATTAGCCAGTAAACACGGTGTACGTCTTCCTATTCGCTATTATCCATCTACAGATATTAAATATGTGGTGAGAATTGCAAAGAAACTAGGAGTAGATGTTAAAGAATATGTCAGTACAACAGGGTGTAAGAGTTTGAAAGAACTTGCAGAGCTGAATAAAGGGTGGAGTGCTGCATTTATGGTGGGTGTTTTTCTTGAGTGGGCTGAGGAGGAGGTGAGTAAATGAGAGTTCTTAAAGCACTTGTAAGTCTTGTAGTAGTTATTGTGTTAGGATTCTTCTGTTTCTTGACACTATATGGGTTTGGAATTCTATGTGGAGTAGCTATTATGCTCCTGACTACCACGCAGATTGTATTAGGTACGTTAGTAGGGTCGATAATGGTAGTTCTTTATCTGTTATCAAAACTAACACCTTGACTCCACTCTAAACATCATCTAAACTAGCTTCTTTCCTTATACTTATTGATGCTATTTTCAATCTTATAAGGAAATGTAGGCTACCCTACTAGGTGGTATGTTATTAACGTTTTAAGGGTGTTAAACTATAGGAGAATAGAGATGAATATCAAAGAGCTTAAAGTCTTGATTAAAGACCTTCCAGATGACATGCCAGTTGTAGAATGTAGAGCAGGTAATGTGGGAAGTTGGACAGGGGAACCAGAACTAGGAGTGGGCACAGTGTATAAGTTTATGAACATCCGTAATTACGGGAACCGACAGCCATACCTCGTAGAGTTTTATAAGGTGTATGAGGGGCGTGAAGTACTGAGTGAATATGAAGCTCTTATCTTTAAGACAGAAGATTGATGTAGACTGGAGGGTGTTGAAGATGTGGCCATTTAAGAAAACACCAGAAGAACTCTACAAACAAAAGCAAACAGATGATATGATTGAAAATATCAAGTGTGGAGCTTGGGATGTATCAGGTAGAAGCATATCAAGGCTTGGGTATTCTGAGTATGGTGCTCAGAAGCTATTAGAACAAGGTAAAGAACCAACATGCCCATCCAAGGTCTTGACTGATGGTGGTGATCTTATTTCTTGGGAAGATTGGAGAACAAAGAATGCAGGAGTTTAAAAAGCTTATTGCTGAATACGAAGCTAAATACCCTGAAGAAATGGAACAGGCCGGTAAGTGGGTGGAAGAGAATTATGCTGCTATTACAGCAAACATGGCAGTGCAAGAGCTAAACCTAGAGGATTTATTCAAAGAACAGCTTGAAGTAACAGAACCTAAGAATGTGCAACTAGGTATCCTAAACACTTGTAGAGAAATAGCTGATGTACTCATTCAAAAGCGAGTGAGGTTGCTAACTCACATCAGAAACAGGTTTGAGAAGTGGGCATCTAGCAGAAACCTCTACAATCTTGAACGAAGTGATGAATACCCATATTACTATAAAGACCATAAGACAGAGGAAGCATTTCACAACCAGTGTAAGACGGCATCTAGTGTAAATCCAGCACAAGATGTATTTGGTAGATGGGAAACTATCGATTGTGTTCCGTGTCCTGTGGACTTATGTGGACTACCAAAACAAATGGGGTGCCTACAAATAATAAAAGATGCAAGGACTGGGAATATGAAAGCTACTTTGTCCACCGATGCAATTAGTAAAGATGTAGAAATCCTTTGGGCACTGAAGTTTATTGAGGAATATAGGAATGAGATTAAGTGAACGACTATTCGGTAAGTGGGAAGTAATAGACTCTTGTCCTTGCTCTATTACAACAAAAGTTATCTTTCTAGGAGAGGCTGTGACAGATGGAGTAGTGCAGATAGAGCAGAACACTAAAACTGGGTATAAGCGAGCAATGCTTGTTGGTGATAGATACTATCGTAAAGTTAATATGCAAGAAGTGTTAGAACTTATCAAAGAATACAAGAAAGAACAGATAAGAGAAGAAATAGTCCCCACCAAAGCAGACGAACCCTACACTGGTTGGAAAGTGGAAATTCCCTCTGACTTGTGGATCACCGCACAGAAGCTTAGGAATGACTAACGTCCTCCAATTCAAGAAAGAAAAACAATCAGTAGGCAGCATCACCATTGATATTAAAACAGAAATCCTAGAAGATGACAGTGTTTGGTATTGCATGAAGATGTCTACTGAGGTAGAATGGGGTGAATGGGTTAAATTAGAAATGGAGACTATAGACGAATGCTAGTGAAGATGACAGCAAAACAGATTAGGGAAATCAAGACAAGGCGGTATATAGTCCAATGTTCCGAATGGATTGACATTGGTGATTGTGATTTCATTTTTACAGACTCAGTGGCTTATAAAATCAATAGGAGCACAGGAATAGAAGAAACCCTCTTTTATGAAAATGCTTTTATAGATCATTCTAAATCAGTAGAGGGATTTGAGGATGATGCAGAAGTGTTAGTTGAAGCTAGTGTATACCGTTCATGGCTAGATACGAAGGAGTTGAATAATGAATGAATTTAAACGTGAAGAGCGTTACATGGTAATTAAACTTAGCAGGCTCAGTGATGAGGAATGCTCTGATGGGTTAACCAGAGAGGAAACTATTTGGAGAGCAGCTAATTTCGGAGAGGCACTTGTTGAGTGTGTTGTGGTTGAATCTGATTGGCCTATCTATGAGCAAGTGTGGAAATTAGTTGAAGATTGTGAGAAACAAAATGAAGAAGTTTAAAGATTGGGATGAAGTAAGGCAATGGCTATTAGACGGGAAATCTGTAAGCTGTTCAGTGAATACATATTGGGTAGATCACTGGCATTGCTATGATGAGTGCTGTTGTGAAGGTGAGGATTACACAATAGAAGAAATGATGGAATGGATACAAGAACGTGCTGTAGACTTAGAGGAGTTGGAAGCTTATGTATCAAGACATTAAACTCTGCATTTGTCCAGAATGCAAACAGCTTAAAGAAAGTGTAGATAGTCGTAGGCAGAATACGAGGTATGTGGATGACCAAAAGAATTATTTAGTATCTTGTCCTGAATGCTTTGAGGATAGGGAGGAGTATTGGAAGGATATGTGGGAGATGGTATGGTGAGAACAGTAATGGTGACAGAGAATGAATTAGTAAGTGAGTGGCTTATACGGACAAGGTGGATGAATGCCTTAAACATCACTACAAGACTGCAAGTACCCGGCTTTGTAGATGATGCTGTATGGGCTGCTGTTACAATCGTAGCTGGTACAAGTAATGGTAAAGTGAATGTAAGTCCTAAGCTTGTATTGAAAGCCCTAATGCTGAACCCAATTACAGCACAAGAAGTAAAGAGATGTGAGATTGGGTATGATATGTCTGATAGGCAAGCAAGGCGACTAGCTCAAACAGCTAGATTTGCTTTAGAAGGAATCAAGCACAGGATTCAAGAATATGAACACAACCTACCAAAAGAGGTGAAGATGAGTTGGAAACTAGAGAAAGGCTTTGTAAATGACTACTACTCCAATACACCCAGCATCTTGTATTCAAAACCTCTCTGTCCACTACCTACAGAAATATCTGCTTTACATGAAGAAAAGAAGTATGTAGAATATGCGTATGCTTTGAGAGCGTTTAGGCTGGATCAAAACGGGGTTACTCATAGATTCAAAACGGTCGGAGTATATAAAGAAATCTAAAACAGTTTTTGATAAGTATCATAAAGTCAAGGATTATTTGTAAATTAGGAGAAATAAATGATAGAGTGGAGAACAGCAGAGGGTTACTCAAGATATAAGGTGTCTACTGATGGTAGAGTCTTTGATACTGAAACAGAAAGAGAACTACCACAAACGTGGAATGGTAATTTCCTATGTAGTAATCTCATTGGGGATGGTGGGAAGAAGGCTCTATGTAAGATTCATAGATTAGTAGCGATTGCTTTTATTGAAAATGCCGAGAATGCACACAACGTAATTCACAAGGATGAAGACAGAAGTAACAACACAGTGGGTAATCTTTTGTGGAAAGCTAAGAGAGTTAAAGAGGAATCTGTAAAAGAGGTTAAGACTATTGAATTCTTAGGTAAAGCATATACCTACCCTGATTTTTGTGTAGAGGCTGGTTGCAGTCTAACTAAACTGAGGGCTAGACTGAAAGCTGAATGGTCTGTTAGGGAATGCTTTACGGGTATTAAAGAATTTCAAGGTGCTGGTTATCAAGACAACACTCATTGGTATCCTAAAGAAGACTTATATAAGTCTGCACTAAGAGTAAGTCGTATTCAGGAGAAGAAGGCCTTAAAGGATGAAAGAAATGTAGAGAATGCCTTGAGAAGAGCAGAAGCCAAAGCACAATCCCACTATGGTTTTGGTATTTTTGTAAACTATCCAATTAAAGGTATTGTTGGGAGGGAAGCACTAAGGTCTTATCGTGTATGGGATGGTATGATTGCAAGGTGCTATAATACTAAACATGACAGTTTTAATATCTATGGTGGTAGGGGTTGTACTGTTAGTGAGGAATGGAGATACTATCAGAATTTTGCTGCATGGTATGATACACAACTCGGTACTCTAAATAGAACATGGCAGGTAGATAAGGATATTCTGGTTGAGGGAAACTTAGAGTATGGACCAGACACTTGTGTTTATGTACCCCATGATATAAACACTTTCTTCTGTTCTACCAAAGATCATATAAATGGTTATGGGTTTGATAAGGGGTTGTATAAAGCAGGGTTACTTATTGGCGGTGTAAAATCACAAAGGTCATTCAAGACTGAACTGGAAGCTTCTGACTGGTATAAGAGTGGGAAAACTCTAGCTGCACAAATCCTTCTCTGGAAATACGAAGGTCTTCTAGATCAGAGGGTAGTAGATAAACTTATGAAAATATGAAATTCATAAACCCCTCCCAAAAAGAGGGGGGTCTTGATAATTAGAGGTTTAGGGACACCTTTTGGAAAATATGAATACAACCCAGATATCTGTATGACGGTCTTAACACTTCATCCCCCAGCCACCTATCCACATCCTACAATCCACAAATATCTACAACACTATACACTGACAGTACCCCTAGAAGCTCACTAGAGAAGAGCTAACAGATAACCAATAGGACAACCAAGGGTAGACCACTATCGATCAATGAAGGCACTGTAAGGATAAGGAATGGCTTTACTATAGACAAAGAAAAGCCCTCTATTAAGAGGGCTTTATAGTTACTTCAGAGTGATCTATCAGACACCTAATACCCTAACGATAGGACGACTAATTACCCAAGCTGCTACAACGATGAGAGCGATAAGAGGAATGATCATGGCTGTTGTCCTGTTGGTTGTTTACTTCGATGGGTTTATTATCTGTCAGCAGCAGCTATCTGTACAATTGAATGTATTAATCGATTGGTAGAAGGTGATAGAGAAAAGAAATTTG